TGCTGTAGTTCTCCACTAGCACCGACATAGAAGTTACCAGCAGTGACGGTATTTCTATTACCACCATTTTCAATATCATTCGCGAGCGCATCCAGAATTTGTCCTAGGTCAGTTTTACAACGAATAGTACCATCAGTACTACCACCACTTTGGTTTCTAGGCATATCCTGAGCGAGATCAGGATATCTTGTGATCATATCTGCTGCTGCTTTATCTACGATAGGTGTGCGGTTAGCACGAATCAATCCAGCGGCATCTCTAAATCTATACTGACCGTCACCATCAATTTGATTGGTATAAATCAGATCATTTACAGTGTCTTGATAGTTAACTGTAAAGTCGGTTTCTAGGTATGCATTAACTGTACCACCCTGGAATTCAAATACTGGAGCAACCTTAGTTACACTTGCTAAATGATCGACAGGAGAACTCAGATTTGCATTGGTGAGCGTATCAGTAAGGATGTCAATCAGGTTACCGATTGTGCTATAAACATCTGCACAATCTCCTGTCGTGTAATCCAGTTCAGTGACTGCATTTGCTGCAGCACTTACGAATGTGTGTGCATATTGCTGACCAGCAGGAGATGCTCCAACATTAACAGTGATTGTTGTTGCAGTGACTGCTTCTACTGCTAGAACTTGATCATATGCAGTTGCATTACCAGGATCAGGATAAGCGATTTGACGATCATTACCATCATCAGCACAAGTGAATATAATTGATTCTCTTGCTAGAGAAACTCTTGATGCTGTTGTTAGTGAATGAGATCCAATGGATAGAGTCAGCAGACCTGTATCCTCAGCATATGTTGTTGGTGCAACAGGTGTAAATTTAGTCAGAGATGACGTAGAAGAATCTGTAATTGTAGTATCAGTTCTCTGCGTCAATCCATGAGAACCAGCAGTTGTCCAAAGAGTATTATTAATGATGTACTGGAGAATATCATCAACTTTTTCATATGCCCATAAGGTTTCAGTAATCTCAGTATCAACATGACTGATAGTGATAGGAACAGTTGTTCTATCGACATACAATGCTGCAGCATCCCATAGATGACTATTAGAACCATTGCGAAGATCTTCGATAATCGCAGATAAGATATCGCGAATATCATCTTCACAATTGACATTACCACCAGGAATTGTCAATGATGGATATTGCTGAGTCAATAGATAGACTGTTTCCTTAGCAATATAATCTTTGTTGAGTTCAATCAGGTTCGCAGCATCATAGTATCTTTGAGACCTACCAGCGAATCCAGCAGGTGCTCCTGTAAGTCTAGATGTTGCAAGAATTGCACCGTTATTGAAGTCTTCACCCTTAGTAAATCCTTCGGTGCCAGACCAATCATCAACATAAGTTTGACCATCTTCACCATCCATATGGAGAAGTAGTTTTGTATTAGCATCACCTTGGAAGATACCTGCAGGTGCAGTGAATGTACCAGTGTAACGAGCATTATTGGAAACACGGAACTCATCGACATAACCAGGCAATACTGCAGTGGCGTCATAAGCAGCACCAATTCTAATTGGTTTTGTGGATCCATAATCACTAGCGTCACTGTAATCACCACCCTCTTGTGTTCCATTGAGGAACATTTTAGTTGTACTACCGCTTCTGCTGATGGCAACATGATACCAAGTTCCAGCAACTAAGTTTGTTGTACCAGTGATTGTAACACTACCATTATTGTAGTATTTTAGGTTTGCACCATCAAGATACAGATAGGGTGACAGTTCGGTTGCTGCTGTTCTAAAGTCAAAGAGTGACTTGCTTCCTGCAGAAACAGAAATAGGATTAACCCAAAGTTCGACCGTAAATGCACCTGTTCCAAAACCAAATTCGGTAGAGGTGGCATAACTAATATACTCATCAACAGGAACTGCTCCAACGTTAACCGTAATTGTGGTTGAAGTGGTTCCTGTGATTGTAAGTGCTTGACCAGATGCAGGATCACCAGAACGAGGATATGCATAGTTATTGGTGTTATTATCTGAAGCACAAGTGAATACGACACCATTATCGGCAATAGTTACTTTATTGCTGGTGGTCAAGGAGTGAGTTCCAATCTCAAGGACTAAGAGTCCAGAAAGAGGTTCATAAGTTGTTCCTGTTGCAGCAGTGAATGTCCCACTTGCACCAACAGATGCAGTGATTGCATTAGTAACACCACTAACAAAAGTATGAGGAGCAGTACCACGAGAAAGTGATAAACATGCCGTTCCATATCTCTCATTGTAAGTATTGAGAGAAGCTCCAGCAGTAAAGGTTGCTGAATGATAGTCTTGACCTGTAGATTGAGTTCTACCAATCTTACCAAGATAAAGAGTTCTTCTTGCCTGATTATAACCAATAACCTCTGCCTTTGTATCAGCGGTTCTGATTACTTGACCAGCGTTAAAGAATCCACTACCTACACTATCAGTGAAAGTTAACTTTCTAGTCTTACCACCTTCATTTGCAAAGAAGTCAGCACTAGAACTACCATACTCTAATTTGTAGTTGCGAATATATTCGTCTTGCTGTAAAGCACCTGATGCAGTGTCATAAGGAATGACAAAGTTGTTAATCAGTTCATTTGATGGGAAGCGAATATCGAATGCAGTAGCATTATCAGTGAAATCAACAATACTTACAGTTGATTTGGAAATATCATCCAAGACAATATTTGGATAAGTCTGAGATGTAATTCTGTTGAACAGAAGACCGAAGAAGGAAGAACCCTCAGAGATATTAACCTGTCCAATGAACTCTTGAGTTACGGGATCTTGATATGCTGATGTAGAGGTAATTCGAGCAACAACACCTGAAGATGCCCCAATAATGACATCATTGAGTTCGATATCGTATAGACCAGGTGTTGATTTGTATGTACCAGCAGTCTTACTCAGAGTAAGAGCATCAGTGACAGAAATTTGAGTTCCGTAGATAGGAATGTCTTCCTGTTGTGCTACTGCTTGAGTACCATCCTCGCCTCTAGTCAGACCCAGAGTTGTGGAATCTGATCCATCAGTGATAGTATTAACAGTAAAGATTTCAGATCCGAACTGATACTTTTGACCTTGGGTAAATGTGCCTGCAGGGACAGGTGCATCTACATCAGCAATTGCTACAACTTCGACACTAGCAGTTGCTGCACCAATGGTATAACGTAATTTAGCAAGAGGTGTTTCTTGACCGCTTTGCAGGTTGATTTGCTCAACTTTAGCAGTATCACCTTGGAGATTAGTAACCGTCTCACCAAAAGCGAACAATCCAATGTTAGTGATTGCAGTATTAGTTGCCAAGTTAGCAGAGAATCCAGTTGCACCAACTGTGCAAAGTTCTCCAATAATAAACGTTCCTTCAGTTACATAACCTTGAATGACATCACCAAGGACTTTAGTTACAGTTAATCTTGCTGTAGAAGATACCCCAATCAGAGTGTCACCCACATAAGGGAAGATACCACTTTGATTAGTGAATGCAAAACTAACATTATTAATTTGATCAATAGTTACATTGACATACTTGACACTTGCAGGAGGTGAAGGGGGTTCGCTGAATACAATCGAATCACCTTGAACCTCAAATGATGTGTTAGGAGTTTGAGCAACACCATTCAAGACGATCATCAACTGATTGGAGTTAGCAACAACGTTGTTACCAGAAACCGTCAGAGGGAACGAAATTCTTTCGCCATCAAACAAGTTTGAGATATTATCAATACGCTGTACAACAGAGGTCAAAATATTCTCAGAGGAAGTTAGTCTCTTCTGACGGAAAAGAACCTCAGTATTGTTAAACTCAGAATATACAGGTTCAACCAGAGAGAAACTTTGAATGTTAGGAACAATGGACTCTCTTGCAAGTTCAACAGACTTAGTTAACTGGAAGTCAGTGATCTTGTTGGGAATTGAACCATACTCATTCAGATTCAACTCACCAAATACTTTGAACGAAGCAGGATGAACGTTCTTGATTAAGATGTCCTTCCAGTCATCGATAGAAACAGAAGACTTAACAGCGTAAGAGAAGTCCTGATAATAGTAAGAGTCTTGGATCTTCTGAATGATTTCCGAAGGCTTACCAACGTCATCAATAAACTGACCTGTGGTCTTAGTGATAGAACCAATCTCTAGAACACCCTTTGCAATCTTAAGATCGCTGATGATACCAGAAGATTTAGAAATTACACCAGTTACTCTTTGATTGCTTGCGAAATCACCAGTGTAATCAACAATCTTAAGAACTCTAGGACCAACCTGCCAACCACTGTTAGTAGAGACATAACCAGTCGCAGTTGCAGTCTCAAGTGTATCACCTTGATAAACCAACTCACCTTCAAGGAAAGTAGAAGTGATAACGTTTGCAGATGCAGCAGCACCAAAAGATTCGGTTAGTAATGATTGTCTGCCAACACCAGTGTTAGCATAACTGATTGAATCACCAAGTTCTGCGTTAGCAGCAGTAATTGCAAGTTTTAACTGATCATCTTCTAGAGAGTTTGCAGAACCTGTGATTGCAAAATAAGTTGTAGTAGAATTCAATCTACCCAAAGCACCTGCTGCCAGAGGGAAATCAGCACCATCTCCAGTATCAGTTACACTAAGAGTAACTTCCGATCCATTTACAATTCCGTGAGGGAAAGCAAACTGTAGAAGACCCAAGTCAAGGTTAACAACATAGTTGAAAGAAGACTTCAAAGAAACAGTTGGTTCAGAAGAATATCCTGCACCAGGATCTTTCACTAAGATCTGATCAATACGACCGTTTCTAATTGATGCTTCAGCAATAGCGCCAGTACCACCACCACCTGTGATAACAACAGCAGGTGCTTGTGAATAACCAGAACCAGGATTAGTAACAGTAATACTGTCAAGAATACTAGTAGATGTTAATTGTGCGTTGATCGGGAATGTGATCTCAGGACGGAGTGTATAGTCATGAGGATAATCATAACCAAAGTTGTTGTTCTTAAGTTTCTTAATCTTACCAACTTTATCGCCTTTGGTGAAGATAGAAGCACCTATGCCGAAAGGTGGAATAACAACTTCCAATTCAGCACCAGATCCAGTCAATCCAGCACCAAGAATGCCCTCAATTGCTTCAAGATCAATTGTTGCTGTTGTATATCCTTTACCAGGAGAAGTAACGACAACTTCTTGTACCTGACCAGGAATTGAAACACCCTCGTCATCTGTTCCATCTGCGACAGTAATAGAGACTAAACCACCTTCACCATCTCCACCGATAGGAACAGCATTGTAAGTACCAACAGTGTATTCAGTACCAGGTTCGTTGATAGCAACTCTTTCAATTTTACGAGAAGATTGAATGCCCGTTACAATAGGAAGTCTGGAGTAGAAACCGCCAGCATTGACGATTCTAATATCTGAAATAGGTCCAACTGCTTTTGTCGAACTGGTGCTATAAGATGATTGAGAAACTGTTGCAACACCTTCAGGTTCATCAGGAAGTAAGAATTTATAAATGGTATCGCCAGTAGTGATTGTACCACCAGAAGTATCTGTGATAGTAAAGGTTCCCAAATAAGGGGAATCAACAATATCAAGATAACTACCATCTGCAATAGGAGATTCACTACCAGTTCTAGAAGGATCGAAGTAGTAAGAGATATTAGTTACCGTACCTCTTCCAACTTTTAATTTTACAGTAGGAGTAGGTTGTCCTTCTCCAGTCAAACCAGGTGTTCCAATTCTTTCGATAGAGTTGAAAGAATACTCCAGTTTAAACAGATTATCTTTGGAGAACGACAGGTTAGCACCAGCCATAGAAGAGTGACTGAGGTCAAACAGATACTGGTGACCATAGTACATCTTCAAGACGGGAGACTTACCAAATACACTAACGGAACCTGCTGATACTGCAGGTGCAGTGATTGCTGCAGCAGATAGTTTATAAGTAAACTCTTTAGAACTTACTACACTATCAACAATGAATGAACCGTCATATTCGTCATATGTGACACCACCTGATTCTTGAGATGGATTACCATCTACACTAATGTTCTCACCAACTGACAGATAATGCTTATCGTTAGTAATTACATAAACTTCATCAGTATTAGCAACTGCAGTGCATTGCAAAGTCTTGTCTAGAGTAGCAACTAGGGTGATTTTTAGAACACCTGTAAGATTTGTAATCTGAGCAGTAGTATATGCTGCATTGAATGATATATCAGAAGCTGAGATATTAACAACAGATCCAACAATAAAGGTTGATGATCCAGAAACCTCTTCAATCTTAACACCGTAAAAATCAGTATTGAAAGGTTTGAACTTAGCAAAGGAGTCCAGATTCTGACCACCGCCTGCGTTATAGGTATTATCTAAATTATACTTGTCTAGATCAATATCAAACGTACCAGGTGTGGTATTATCGATTTTCTCAAAGATATAATCAGTAATAATATTCACATCCTGAGGAACAGGACCAGTAATACCATAAGTGCTTTGCTCTGCAAACTGTTCAGTAAGCAGATTACCAGTGTTCAGATCATCTGACCAGGCATTATTATTAACAGCAACATACACTTTATTATTAGTTCTGTCAATTCTTAAGATATAACCACTGTTGATAAAGGATCCTGAATCACTATTCAAACGAAGTTTTGAACCAACAGTAAAAGCAAACGGTTGATTGATAGTAAGTTCCTGAACATTATCAATTTTGACAGTGTTAGTAACCTTAATATAGTATCTGTTTCTGACAACCGCAGTAACTTTCAGTTTTTGAGATCCAGGTGAAGGTACTGTGGATGTTCTAGAACTCCAGTCATCTACAGCATAAGTTAATGCTTCTGTATCCTGAGCAAGAGTGATAGTTGCATCATCAAAATCTAGAGTTTGCAATCCAGCATCACCCAGAGCAAGTCCAACATTAGTTACAGTGAGAGTGGATCCCGTGACTGGGGTAACTGTAGTTCTAGCAAAACCAACTCCAGTATTAGTCTTAACACCCTGATCGCCAATTCTTGCAGAATCCGAGTTCTTATCAGTCTTAAGAGCCCAACCAATATAATCGATGTAATCATAACGATTCATATTAGTTGTGAACCAAGCAGTATCAACCCAACTGAAAGCAAGACCATATCCACCTGAAGTAGGTAGAGCAGAAACCTCAGAAGGAACTGTAGGAGTAACTAATCTGTTTCTAAGTCTAATATTATCGAAATATCCCTGGAACTGTTCATTAGAACGGAAATCACCCAATGTAGTGTTTCTGCCAGGAATATTACCAAAGAACATATCCTTATTACCGAGACTAGTGTCTGCGATAGTTCCAGTGAATACCTGAATACCATTTACATAACCAGTGAAGGTATTGCCACTTTTTGTTAATCCAACAAACTGCCAGTTATTATCTGCATACATCGTTGTTGATACAGATTGTAATGCACTACCTGCAGAGTTGATAGAAGTGGTGTTGTTAGTAACAACTAATTCAAGTTTGCCACTAGAAAGATCATAATACAACCACAGACCACCAGTAGAGACGGTAGCATCACCAATTGCCATCAAAGTGACCTGAGTTTGACTAAAGTCGTTATATTCAGATCCATTCTTATAGACCATGAATTCACAGGTCCAATCATCATTAAGTTTAGTTCCTAACTGTGCTGCAGGAATTGTGATATTTGCATTTTCCCAAGAAGATGGTGATGCAGTTTGATATCCAGGTAGATATGCTGCATTAGCAAGATATTGAATTGCACCAGCAGTTCCTGTGTATGTTGGAGTGTAATGGTCGCAAGTATCGGTAGTTGCACCTGAAGTAAACTCAAGGATGAACTCATTTCTGTTCCAAGAGGTTTGACCTAAGGCATAAACATCACCAGAGTTATCAACAGTTAAAGCATGTACTGAAATACCTTCAATATTATTCTTATTGAATTCATTATTAGTATGAGACTTTATTTTACCATCATAACCAATTTTAACAGTATCTACAGTTTTATATAAGGTAGTGTTATTAGTTCTAGTGAATGCTACGTTCAAATCACCAAAGATGTCGATAACACCCTTCTGTGCAACTTCAACAGACTCACCTGCAGGAGCAACATATCTGTAATTCCAAAGAACCTCTCCAGTGGTATCAAATTTACCAACCCAGAAACTATCTTTAGTAGTATTGTCCGACTTGAGTCTTAGTGTTGCATTAATATAACACTCATTAAATTCATCAGAGACTAAACTTACATTCAGGAAGGAATACAAGGAGTTATTGATTTCCTTGATCCAATCAATCGTAATTGCACTAGTTCCGATCTGTGCCTTACCGAAAGATAGTTTGATATCAGTAGCACTATCACTATCAGCAGTTTCTAAGACGAAATAAACTGCATCATCAAGAACAATCAGATCAAGAAGTTTTTCCGACTTAGAAGAAGTCGAAATTTTTCTCTTTGCAGCAAAATTACCAGTTGAATCAATAGATGCGATGAATGCATCATATGGATTTGCTGAGTTGGTATTTGTATAACCACCAATGATATAACGAGTATCAGAATATCTCTTAATTGCTGTTACTTTATCTGCACGAGTAGAACCAGAGATACCAGCATAACCCTTTTGGAAATTCAACGTAGCACTAAGACCATCATCAGCCTGAGTGTATTTTGCAAGAATGATATCTGGGTTATATGCAGCAAGAATGGTTGCATTTGGTTTGTTTTCACCAACTACCCAAATATTATTGCCACTAACGTCTAATTTGAGGAATTCGGTATAAGTTTGACCTGTTTGACTCTCTAAAGAGTTCTCCCACTCTTTTACTCCAAGAGCAGAGAATTTAGCAATAAATGCTACTTCGTTACTGTTATTATCTAAGGTTTTACCACAAACAAAAAGTTCTTTATCACCATTTACGATTGCATCATTAACTTTGACATAATTTTGATTTGCAATAGTAGAAACGTAATAATCCGCTTTCTTGAATACTTGAGGATGACTCAGAATAACTCTAGGGTTCTTAGTATATCCAGAACCAGAATTGATAATGTTAACATTGTCAATAGATCCAACAGTTGTAACTACTGCCTCTAATGATGCAGATTCGCCATCGCCATCAATAATAATTGTAGGAGGAATCTGATCATCATATCCAGATCCACTTTGCTCAATTACAAGTTCTTCAATACCTTTTAACTGACGGACAATAAACTGCTTGTTCGTGTTGTCCATGACAGGACTATAATCAACGAAAACAGTATCTCCTGCAGTAATGTTATGGGGGACGGTGGTTTGAACAACACCGTAATTCTTATCATTTACAGTCTCAAATCCATAAGATTGGATAGTCTCACCAGTAATCCTAGAAACACGAGCAGATACGCCAATACCCTCAGTACCACTATTATCAAAGGTTAAGATATCATTAACTTGATAACTCTTACCAGGATTTTCAACAGTGAATCCTGTTACTGCTGCATCTTCAAACTTAGTAATCGTTTCAACTTCAATATCAACTTTAGAATCGAATCTTACTGAAGGGAAATAATCAAAGAGTTGTAAAGGAGACTCTTCAAATAATTGATCGGGATCTGCAGTTTCTGCAGCATCAATAATACCGTCTCTATTCTCGTCTTCTATATCAAAGAGTAGGATTTCACCACCCTCGGTGGTTAGAGCGTTTGTAGAGGCATTCGGTGCCCTCTCAACGTCAATATCAACGTTCTCATAAGGATCTCTGTAGCGGACAACACCTGTAGGAATATTCTGTTGTACAGCATCCTTATTAAGATTCCAAGAATCAACAACTGAGTTGAAATCTGGACCAGTAACATAAGGGAATAGTGCATTACCATTCTCGGTAGTGTCAATAGTAACAAAATAGCAATATACACCTTCTGGGAAATTAGGGGTCTTACAGAAGCGACCATTGTATTGATCTAGATCACCTAAACCAAAGACATACTCATAGTCTTCAATAAACTTACCTGCAGTCTCTTCTGTTAAGAGAGGACCAGCAGTTCTAACAGGATATGGATTTGTAGTTTCATTATAAACAAGATTTGTCTTAAGACGATATGAAGTATCAAGTCTGCTGATTGCTGATGCCTGATCCGTAGGATCGGTATATCCATAAGGACCATAGATGGGATTACCATCAAATGCCCAACCAATAATAGGAGAGTGTGTTAACTGATCTTCTTGCTCAAGGGTTTCGCCGTTAGTATTGACAAACAGGTTATCACCCAGGATATATCTTAGTTTCTGAGGATTAGCAAGGTGTGCATACTCACCACCATACTGGTTATTAAATCCAGCAAAGACCGCACCTTTTGCAGCATCAAATGTAGTAGTTTGTTCTAAGTTGTATGTCCATTGGAATACATTGGAACTAAAGGTTGCATTATTACCGACAGATGTCAGGTTAATAATAGTTGTACCCTGAACATAGTTAATACCTCTGTTAAGGATTTCAATAGCAGTTACTCTACCAGCATTTTCACCATCAGTATCAATGGTTGCACGCGCAAGAGCACCAAAACCATCACCTTGAATAGTGACCTCAGGAGCAGTAGTATATCCACTACCTGCAGAGATGATAGCAATAGAAATGATTCTTCCGTTACTAACAATTGCTTGAGCAACAGCACCAGAACCAGAACTCAAAGAGACATCGGGTTGAGAGGTATAAGATGCACCACCCTCATCAACTCCAATAGATTTGATAGGACCACGAACAGATGCTGTCGCAGTTGCTCCAGTACCACCACCACCAACAATAGTGATTGATGGTTGTGAGGTATATCCTGTACCACCAGAATTCATAAGAATTCTAGAAACAACACCCTTAGTGATAATTGCCGTTGCAGCGGCACCAGAACCGCCTCCACCGACGATAGAGACTAGTGGGGATGAAGTATAGTTAGATCCAGATGCATCGACTGTGATCGACGTGATAGACCCATCAACTACAACACTAGCAGTTGCTCCAGTACCGCCACCACCAGAAATGGTAATGGTTGGAGGGGACGCAGCGTCATAGTCAGAACCTGCATCAGTAATACCAATAGATGTTACAGGACCAAAGGTTTTTGCAATATCCGACTTATAAGACCAAATAGATACGCCATTAACCCATGTACCAACAGGTCCAGGAGAAATACTACTTTTGGTAGAAATTGTTAGAGGATTCAGTGGGAATCTGTTTAACTTACGCTGGTTACCAGGTAATAGTGCAGATCCAGGGAAGGGACCAATTGCATAGTTGGGAATACCAGTAGATGCAACATAAACGGAGTCGTCGTTAAAGAACGAGTTTTGTACGTTAGTTGTGTAAGGTCCAATAGAATTAAGAACCGCAATATTATCAGACTTACCTTTGTTCAAGTCAACTGATACTAAGATATTGCCCTGAGGAATAACAGTAGCGGGTTGAGGAAGTTGATACTGGAATATAGTTTCACTGTCCCTAGAAGTAACGAAGAATGATCCGTTGTAAATGATTGGGTTTGCACCATAAACGGTAACCTGATCACCAACTAAAAGACCATGTGCATTAGAGCAGGTAATTGTTGCAAACCGATTATTAATACCACCAAAAGTTACAGAACTGACTTCAATCAGTTTCTTAACGTTGTACAACCAAGTTCTGAGTTCTGGTTTGGTAGATGTACCACCAAGTTTAGATACAGTAAGTTTATCACCAGAAAGATAATAAGATCCAGTATCAGTAAGGGTAGTTTGCTGAGCATCAACAATACCAACAACATTCAGAACTACTTCCTGAGCCGTTCCTCTATTAATGAATACTGTAAAATTAGATGCTACAGGAGTAGCAGAATCCCAATCTTCAACAATATTGTTAACAGAGCGAGTACATTCGATAAACTGGTTAAGAGATTTTTCCTTATATTGTACTACTTCGCTAGAACCAATGACAAATTCACCGTTTCTTTCTGGCCAACCGATCGTAGAGTCAACTGTAATGACATTATCTTCTATACCAAGAGGTTCTGCCAACTTAGTCTTATATGGAACTGTGAATGAACCTACAATGGTCTCTTCAGATAAGACAAGTTCAAAGATCTCAACTTCAGAAGTTTTAATAGAGATATAATTTTCAACCAGAGCACTTGCTGCTCTAATGTTAGGATCTGCAATATCTGCTTCTTGAGTCAGCAGACCATCTTTAATATTTGTAGGATCGCCACTTACTAAAGTTGCACGAAGAATCGTATCAATAGACCAAGTTGCCGAAGAAGGCTTGATAATTTGGTCCTTAGGATATGAGATGCTAATCTGTTCCCCGTAGAGAAGTTTGAACAGATATGCAACACTAAAGGATGTACCCTTAGAAGAATAGAAATCTTTTACTGATTTAATTGCAGTACGAACGTCAATCTTCTTATAATCCAGTTCAGGAACATCAGGAAGGAATTGTTCGGTGTATTTGTCTAAAAGTCTCTTGACAAATAAAGCATCAAGACACTTTACGTTTGCAGATGCAGCAGCAGGCATTGCCATTGTGTCATTAGAGAACACAGCATTACCACTTTCAGTATATGAAGTGACACCACTTGCTGCTCTGGCACAACCAATAAACTGTGCTTTAGAATATTCTTTACCAGACTTGTTAATAGAGAATCCAGTAATTTCATTCAAACCAATCTCAACAGATGCTTCTGCCTGAGGTGGTGCTTGAATGACTACTGAGGGAGGTGTTGCAGCACTATACCCACTACCAAAATTAGTGACATTGATATCGGTAATTCTACCATTAAAGATAGATGCTGTTGCAGTTGCTCCAATACCACCATTAGGTCTATTATCAACAATATACACAGAGGGGACATCATCAAATCCATTGCCACCACTGAGAATTTCAATGCCGATAACACGTCCATCACCATCAACTTGAGTCTGGAGGACTTGAGCACCAGTAGGATCAATAACAGCAACTCTAGGAACAGAGGTATAACCTTGACCAGCATTCAATACATTAGTGCCAGTAATTACACCATTAGTAAGAACTGCCTGGATATTTGCTCTAATTGGATTATCACCCAGAGGTTCATCAACGTAAATTGTAGGTGCAGTAGTATATCCTTGACCACCGTCAATAACGGTGACTGTTCCTGAAATAGAACCACTACTGATAGTTGGTGCGCCAAGAATAGCACCACCAGGTTGTCTAAACGTTACTCTAGGAGTAAAAGTATAACCACTACCAGAATCAACAATATTAACTGCAGTGATAGTACCATCAGTAACAGTAGCTTTCAGTTCGGCAAGTTTAGATCCAGCAACAGTAGGGTTTTCAATAACTACGGTTGGAGGGTTAGTATCGCTATAACCTTTACCGCCAGACAGTAAAGTGGAAGATTTGATACCATTTACCAATGCAGTGGCATTTGCACCAGCACCAGACTTGACAGAACTAATATTAACTTTAGGTGGATACTGAAATCTATAACCACTTCCATTTTCATTGATCGAAATAGAAGTTAACTGACCCAGATTGTCGATACGGGCATAACCAACTGCACCACTACCGAATGAGGGGATAGGTGCCTCAATAGAATACAGAGATAAGAATCGTCCGTTTAGAGGAGCAGTATTAAAGATAAAAATATCACCATCTAAAAAATAATCAACCTTAGGAACTAAGAGTTCATTATCATAAACAGCAACTAGGTATTCATCAACAATAGGTTCATATTTTACACCATTTCTAGTCAGTTTAAATTCGGTTTTACCCTCACCAAACGAATTTGAAATATTATCGATACCAACGATAGTATTTTCAATAAAACCACTCAGGAAGGTAATATAGGTAGATGAATTGTCATCAGATGCAATTCTACTCCTAGGTGGATTTGTGAAGACAATATTTGTTCCACTAATAGTATAATCCGTGTTAGGGATTAAAACATCACCATAAAGACTAACAATAATGTGTTGTGCAGTAGGAGGTCCAATGGGATTGGCCTGAGATGTTAAAGGGAAGGAACGAGTAGTGCCATCAAAAGAATCAATGATCTGAGCAAGAGGAGTCCACTTAAGTTTTACCTGTTCATAAGAGATACCAGGAGTCAGAGCAATGTTTGGAGAAGTAGTCGTACTCTCGTAGTAAATTACTTCGTCGCCAATCAGTATCGAACCGTTAGCGTCTAAAAATTGATCAACAGACTCAACAACAATGGTGTCACTAGTTGCTGTAATCTCTTCTACAACTTTAGTTGAACCGTCCAGGATACCAATGTCAAGTTTGTCAATATCCAGATATTGTAGGAAGTTATTGACTATATTTTGACCAAGACCTGTTTTTTCTTGGGACCTGTAATAATATTCTATGAATTTATTAAACAGGGGATATTCAGACCCGATAAAGTCGGGAGTCTGACTGGCGATAGACTGAGAAACCTTATTAATATTCATCTCTTAATTTAGAAGCAACTAGTGTTACTGATATTTCCGTTGGTATCGATGTCAGGAATATCAATCGTGGTAGGGGTTTGATTGAATTCCGTTGGCGTCAAACTATTTAGAGGGATTGTAGGAACTGGTCTTGTTCCAATCGGCACAACTGTAATTGTTGGAGTAATAATATTAATGATCGTTCCTGGAGTAGAACCAGGAATAGTTGCAGTGTTTGCAGGAACAAATACAACAGGGATTTGGATGTCAGTAGGTATTTGTGTTATATCCGTAACTCCACCTAATCCAGTAGAAACATCGGTGATTGTAATAGCACTATCGGGAGGGACATTAGTGCCCGAACCAATTACATTAACAGGACCAAAACAGACTTGACCCGTATCATAGTTAACTGTACCAGCAGTATCGTTTGTATAGATCTTTCTAGTACCAGTATTGTAGAAGGATCTCAGATTACCAAAACCATCATCTTCAAATTGTTGATCAACACCAGGTCTTTCCGCAGTTCTGAAAGTTCCAGAAAGAAGAATTGGTTCTTTCTTACAAGTAGTTCCATCACCGCCGTCCTGACTAGGAGCACTGTTATATAAATCAGATCCAGTAGAAATACAGTAAGTATTAGTTTGATTAGGAGTTGGGTTTAGATATTTTAGAATCGTTGTTTGAAGAGAAACATCATTAACGCATTTATTAGCAAGTGTTACTGCTTTCTCAAAATCAGTTGCTCTAAATGTTGAGTTAAAGTTATTGATTGCTGTCTGTTTTCCCCAATCTTGAACCGCAAGATTAATATCAGATTTAATTTCTGATGGGTTAGATCCGCAACCAGTATCGTAAGAAACGAACAGTTTTAGATTAATGTACATATCATCAGGATCTATGACCACAGGATCGATAGATGCCATCGCATATTTTCTTAAATCTGAGGCAATTTCTTTCTTAGTAGCGTCATTTAGCAAAGATCCCGTCTTTGTTTTGATGACAACATAGACTTTTCCGTAAATAGGAGGATTTAACGCATCTCCACCATATGCAACAACAGAACTAGCGTTAGAATATAGATTTCTGGTAATAATTGCGTAATCTTGCGCTGTGACTGCTCTATATTGCGCGGAATAGTATCTAGGAGCATTATATTTGATCGATTCTATGGTTTCTGCAGGTTGACCCTGTTGAGATTTCTCCTTTACCGTAATCTCAATCTGAGCTGCTTGATATGAAACGCCATTACTATCAACCATTCTACCAATAAAGTTAAATCTAGACACTTCATTTGCTGCAGTGCCAGAAGTAACCAAATATTCTAATTCTACTACCTCACCATCTTTCAGAGCACGTCCAACACTATCATCACCAAACTTAATCTCATAACGCATGTCCTCACCTTCATTGAGGAAATATGCTCGCGTTGTTGGAGTTAAAGTCGTAATAGTACTGACTCTATTGTAAAGATCAAATTCTGTAGTAGATTCATTAGGTCTCACTTTTACAGAAAGAGTTTCAATATCAGCATCTTCGGAAGGAACCTTATAAATTTGAGATGCAAAGGTGTTAACAACATATGAGAATGTTACAATAGCACCCTCACGAACAGTAACGGCATCAAATATCGCAATTCCTGTTGTAGGACTAACACTAACAGTTATATCTTCAAGAACGTTCCAAATATAAGCACCACCACTACATACAGCGCCCTTTTTAAGTACTACAGAAGATGGATATGCTCCATTTGTCTGTACTGTTTGCAATTCAAACGCTAAACATGCTTTAGACGTAGTAATTGACCTAGGAAGGTAATTTAATAACTTCGCAATATTAACAACATTATCCCTAACCGTTGCTGAGGGTAAAAATGCTTCATTCATCGCCATATTAGCGTTGAATGCAGAATAATATGTATTATACGCTAAGGTGTCAATTAAATACGACAGCGCTGATCCATTAAAGTCATAATCCGTAAATTCGGGTCGTGTCCTTAAATAAGATTTGATTGATGATTTGATATCATCAAAATCTAATGCTGTTAAATTGGTTGGTTGCATTACTCAGGTCTCTGTAAAACAAAGTTTATTGTTTCGACAATGGGTAACCCGACTACTTTATATTCAATAGTAATATTAATTTTATTACCTTCATAAACAGGAGTCACAAAAACATTTTCAAGTTGTACTCTAGGTTCGTGTTGTTTAATGGTATTTATGATCTCTTCTTCAAGAGCATCTGCAGTGAATGGATCTAAAGGTTCAAATAACAAGGCGTTAACTTTAGATCCGAAAATGGGTTGAAAGGGTTTTTCCCCAGGTGTCGTCAAAATCAGGTTTTTGATTGCCTGTTTGATAGCACCTTCATTCTTTACTGCTGATACATCATCTGTAAAGGGATTTCTGGAGAAATTAATTGCCAAATCTACGAATTTTCGTGATACGGTTAGATCCTTACCCCCAATTTTCTTTAACGCCATTTTCTGAGATTCTCAGTCTTTTGTGTTTGTCGATTACCCTTATACAAATTGAGATACTGATCGGATTTAACGTCTGTAATTAATACAACCGTGCCAAAATCCTGTTTCATCATATCAGAATTGTGATCGGGAACGTGATTTAACCCCATGTGCCTCCATTTAATATAAAATAGAACTTTTTAAGGGGTTCTATCCCTTTTATTTATCGTCCTTGACCACGATAACGCTTTCGAGCGTTGTTTCTACTAGTCGAAGCATATTTGGTATGTGCTCCACGACCTTGGCGGGTCTTCTTAGGACGACTTTCGATCATATTGTCGCCAGAAAACGTTTTTGTAACTTTTGCCATTAATTAAATTCCAATAAAAACATTAGGACTTGAACCAGTGATGACAGACAGACACGGGAACGCTGGTGTCCCGTCTCCTAGAGGATCTCCAAAGCGTGTTGCATTGACTTTGCCAATAAAGACAGTCTTGCTAGTTGCCAGTGCTTTCCTCGCATGCCCAATGGGTGCTTCTCTACCGCCAGTTATACCAACAGTACACCACCAAGCAGGTGTGTTGAGAGTTACAAGGCATTTTTCACCTACAGATGTTGTAGTAAACTGAGTAGGTGTTGGATGAGGAGTTAAAATATCCAAATCTACAATAGGAACCTTCTTATTAATGAAGACTTTAGCAGCAACTGCTTTTGCGACACCCAAAGGTAATTGTGGTACTGGTGGCCAAATAGCAACTGCATTAACTGCAGGTAGTGGTGAGGCGACGACCGTGGGGCTTAGTGATGGGTGTGGGCAATTAGGTAATACACCTCCACCCAATCCAGGGTGGTGAGATGCTCCAACACCAGTTCCATGACCACTACAGGTGCCCATGAATATTCCAGCCATCAATCCAGGCATATTTTAAGTTGCGAAGGGATTTCCGTATGCATCAGTTGCAAGTATAACAGTTTGGGCGTCTCTAGTCAAGTCATGGAAGATTTTCATACTTCCAGTAGCAGTCCATGGTTGTGCTCCAGGTCCAAGTAATGCTGACATTGCATAACTGTATGTTGTTGTCTCCGTATCTTCCGTTGATTCACCTGTTTCAGGGTCAGTTGTGAATGTACCCGTACCAAGTGTCTCAGAATATCCTGGCGATAGCGCTGGAGGAGCACATACAATGTGACCACAACCAATATCTTGAGGAGTACAAGTCAAAGAAACCTGTATTTCCGTGACCTTTGCGGGATCAGGACGATATTGACGCATAATATATTTAGTGAACGGAGATGCGGTAGGTAAATTGGTAAAACTTCCTACACAGGTCTCAAGTTTAGTCTCTGGAAGTTCCTGAAATGCAGGAATTTGCTGTTGTGTTATAGAATCAATGTCATCAGAGATCTGTTCATTCGATCTTGCTATCTCATCAGGGAACACTTGCTTGTATTCTGCATCAATTGGAACATCTTTTAGGTAAGTTGTGTCCCAATCATTCCTCATAATCTCCTTTAGAGGGGTAGTTGCATCAGAACTATACTTGTGTTGCGGTAATTGTTCGACTCTTTCGTTTTCAGGGTCCATCTTTACTTCAAATTTAGGACTCTGATTGACTACATCCGTCGATTCTGGAACAAAACTATAGGAATCTTCAATACTTTGCAAATCATCGGCGGAAATTTTTGGTGATTCGGGTCTTCCTTCGGGTAAACTGTTTAAGATACCTTGATAGTCATCCACCAAATTTGGATTAAACCCATCATTTTCAACAGTAATCTGAATAGGATCGTTAATATTGTTAACAGTCACCGTAGGTGGGTTTAGTTGATCATACCCTATACCGCCTTTTGTGATAAGTACAGAACTTACAGAACCACCTACGAAGGTTGCATCCACTTTTGCATCATTATTATCATCTATTGGTGCAAGTGGAGACGGACTAATCTCTAAAATGGGTTCTACCTTAAGATTTTCAAACCCAGAACCAGGTCTAGATGCAAGAATGACATCAATAAGAGCATTTTTAGGAGTTCCTGACGGTCTCTGACTACCAGGAATCTCTAATACATTACCAATGTTATAACCAGAACCAGGATCTACAATAATAACTTCGGAAATCATCCCGTTATCATCCGTTACGATGTTAACAACACACCCAGATCCATCTCCACCAGTCAATGAAACGTTATCAGCGTCACTATATGAGTTTCTTCGGTTTCTTTTAATGTTAGTTACATCTAAACCCATGACTTGCCCATCAAAGGAAAGTCCTGTAACTGCTCCATTAGTGACTGTAGCAAACCCAATAGGTTGAAATATACTATTAAATGCGCTTGCTGCATTCTTATTAACGTCTGCAGTTAGAAATTGTATAGATTTGTTTAGAAATTCATACAGACCTACTAGACATGCACGATCTTTAATACCATATCCCGCTACTACTGTGATATCGTGGTTACGATCTGAACTGTATTGTGTATCTTTGGTAAAATCTAATCCGTCCCCATCAAGATATACAACGTGATACTTGAAATTTTCATCATCTGTATGGAATGTACGAGTAATTGTATGTCCATTGATCTTATCATTGACTCGTAGCACATCAAAACCAGTTGTACTCGTCACATTATCTACAGGACCAATACCAGTTACCTTGATATTCATAGTCAAAGTCGTCTGACTGTTATCAGGATGACTATGCAACAATGTCATTTGGAATACATCACCAACTGCATAACCAGTTCCAGGATTCAATAACTCAGTAATGATCCATTTAGTACCACTAAACACAGTGGCAGCACCTGTATCATCAAAGATAGGTTCAACTCGTGCCTTTACAATGAAGTCGGATTTAGTTGCACCACTAGTGAAGTCATAGATTTCAAACTCACTTGCTGCCTCATCACCTGCCTGCCAAGGATTTTGACTCGATTCATATTCAATAGGATTCTCATTATCTGGATCCCATGCATCTGTATAGGTAACACCATCATAACTTAATGCAAAGTCAGTTGCACCATTAGGAAGAGTCGTAGATAACTGATCATAAGAAAAGACTATCTTGTCAGAGTTTGTATCAATAGCAAATAACGTTGGATGAGGGCAATCAGGATCGCCTGTAAGGTCCTCTTCTGCTGTATATGTTATCTGAGTCTCTGCAGGTGTAGATGTAAACAAAGTACAAGGATGGCAAATCTGACGACTGCCGCTCCCTCCTGAACTGCTGCTGCTAGTTTCTGTCTCAATATAATAACAAGGTGTCCCTACAATACCTGACTTGACTGAAGTATCATACAAATAAGAAAACCAAGTGTCTGAGAAGTTAAAATCAAATGATAACTCAGTAGGAAACCAGTCTGTGATCAGTGTGGAGACCGCGCCGTCGGCCCCTCCGAATCCAGAAGCACAAGGATCGGGTTTTGATAACTTCCCACAGTTCGCTGCAGATATACCACTACCTGATCCTGTGGTTCCTCCCGTTGCAGGTGTTACTGACTCCAGATTATACGGATACATTACCCGATTATCTTCCCTATCAGGAATCTCGTAGTCCCCCTGTCTAATTACATTCTGAGGATATTCTTTATACTCAAATGTTACACCACCAATCGGAGTGTAATGAGCACAATGCTCAGGGTTAATTCCACTGAACCCAGCACATAGTCCAAAGTTGTACCCTCTAGTTTTGCATCCCATTCTCTAACTCTCCGATCCTCCGATAGATTTCTTTCAAATTACCAGCTAGATTGAGATAGTCCTCATACCCCTCTGGTTTGTAATAAGTCTTGTCTGGAGTAGGTAACTCACTCACATGCTTTTCGAGTGCTTCTAGGCGCTTGTGGATGGCAATCAGGCACTCATTGACTGTGAGTAACGTTTCCCCTACATTAACCTCTGCCTGCTCTTCAACTTGATCTGTAATCTTCTCACTCATCTGCTGTTTTCCTTAATATAAATCCGAGTCCATCCTCGGTCATTTCATAGTCTAGACTTGTACCAATATCCCATCCCATTGCTTCACATACATCATATGGTATATTGAGGATGAGATCTCCGTAGTCGTCTTCCTCTAAGGTTGTTGTGAATCTTTGGGACATACTTCTATAGGCGATTTCTGATCTGAGGGTTATCTGTGGGGTTTTTCGTTTTCCACTCTACCCATAAGGTATATAGATCTTCTACAACTTGAGATGCATACGACGATGCATAATAGTCAGCACAGGCATACATCCGAGGATCTAAAAATGACTCATGCCCAATTAATTGCTCTATTGCCCATACTCTGATGTCTTGTCTCTCTACACGGGTCTTAGAATCCATTTTTTTATCTCAGAATTTTTTTGTGGTCCTTGTAAATCGTTTAGTGAATAATATATAACCCTCTCTGGGGAACCTTTGTAGGTTAGGTTATGGCCCTTTTTTATATTTACGGGGGCCAATATACTGCCATTTATAACATTTAACAACTGTCGCTAAGTGTTACTCACAGGTCCTCCGATTGCTTCTACTATTATACACTAACCTCTGCACTTTTGTCAACTACCTCCCAGAACCATCCGATAGACTTGATGTAATCAAAGGTTGACATTCTCGGAGTGTTTGGGTAGTTATCTCCCCGAGAGTTTCTGATACCATCGATGAACTTCTCAAGGTCGTAGACACTTACAAAGGATGCTCTAAGTGTATCTGTGTTGTCGTAGATAATGTATTGCATAAGTGGGAAAGATACAAGGGGTGTTTCTGAACCCTTACAGTGTTATTATAGGGCATAAGTCAGATATTGTCAAGAGGGTTTCTGATAATTATCTGCGTATTCTGACAGGCATTGACATCTGATAGGATGCGTGCTAAGAGTACAACAGCAGAGGACATTAACGAGAGATAAAGAACACTAATAGGTTTATAAAGGGTTTTCCACAATTACGCGGATATCTGTGGAAAACTATTAATTAGTGTCTGTACGGTTGTTTATACGTTGTTTGATGATATAATCTCTCCAGTTATTCCACAGGATAGAAGTGATCTCTTTAGTTGTCATTTTGATGTACTGGAGTTGTTGACTGAATGAGGTGCCAGTATTGTCGGTAGATGAGGACATTGACTTGATTTGTGGGACGTTTAGAATGTTGTGCTACTTTGGGAGGTAGATTAGTTTCTTTGACGCAGTAAGTAATATATTGCTGATCAATGAAAGTTATGTATCCAGTCGTATTTCTGTATGTAATTGTTTCACCTAACTGGAAGTCCTCTATTGTAGATTTTGTCATTTGTAATTAGGGAATTGGGAGAGGATTTCATCTACCTGTGATTGTAGTTCTAATCTAATAGAAACTAGGGATGCATTCAGTAGAGAATTGTTATCAGTGAGTTGTAATGATGTAGTGAGTTGATCGATTGCATTAATGGCAAGATCTAACTGTTCTACGTGTTTATCTATTTCCACTAATTCACTCCATTCATATAATACATGGTGCATAACTTATTTTTGGTTATTACAGTAAGATTGATCAATCTGGCAGAGTTGATTCATTTTCTTGTCTTGATATTTAGACATGGTGTTATGTAAGTTTAGACCGATGTTAACACCTGCGAAGATAATAAGGGCAGACAGTGCAAGTCTCATCAGAATGTTACCTTAATTTCATTATACTCAGGGCGCATGATATCGGATGCGTCTTGAAGTCTATCAGCACCGAATCTACGAAAGTCTGGATTAGACCAGAGACAAAATCCAGTAATAGCGATCAATAAAAATTTCATGTGAATGAGTAATAGATCAGAATGAGAGCGTGATTTAGTGAGAGACTTTATCATGCGAAGACGTAACCACCTTTGAAATCTTCGTTCTTATATACATTCTTACCATTGATTGCACCAACGAACTTTCTTACATACCAGACGAAATCCTTTTGAAATACGCCTTCACCAGCGATGCAGAATTCATCACAAAGTGCATTGAGTCTGCTCTTTGTTGTATTGGACTGATAACCACCATCAAAGAGTGTGAGAGAAGTATCATCAACCATAGCAATCTTGTTGCCGTGGAGATATACAGTAGAAACCCCCATATTGGTCACTACTTGAGTGTTTCCTGAACTCCAGTTTGTGTTGCTTTGGATAGCAGCATTCATTTGGGTTTCGATTTTACGCATGATGAGAGAGAAAAGGTTTGACGCGGTTTCGTTTCCCGCTTGTCTGTATTGTAGCAGATCCGAGGGGTGACGCAACGGGAAAACCCGATTTTGGGTACAGTTCCCCCACTGGCACAGTATCAATTCCAATTTTCCATAAATTCGTCTAGTGTATAACCTTCCCCAGTTGATGACTCTTCAATGAGATCTTTTAATGAGAAACATTCAAGTTTCAAGCGGTATTCCTCAGGAGTATCATCTAACTCAGCATCGAAATCATCATGACAAAGGTAATCATACTCACGACAAAGTGCATCGATGAGTTGTTGCTTAGTGTAAGTCATTGTGCTGTCTGTTGCATAGTGGAATCAAAATAGTTCATCATCTTACTATCACGTTCCGCAAGGAATAGCAGGTAGCAAGTGAGACCCATGAAGACACAGATGCCACTGAGTAAGTATTGAGTGATTCGCATAATGAGAGAAGTGAGTGTTAGATAGTGCTTAGAATACGTTAGTCCATCGTTGATGTTGAATCTGGGTAATCCTTCCCTCTTCTAACATATTGTCACACACATTACAGAAGACTTGAAACTTTTCCATCTTTGTGAGTGCCTTACCCGTAGCACACTCTTTGATAACTTTGAGAAGATTTTGCTTAAGCATTGTGTTAGATAGTGAAGTGATTAGAGTTAGATAAGCGCTTCAATTACATGCCATTCATGTACTCGTGCAACTCCTCATAGTATTGCTCTTCAGTGTCAAATTGACGACCATGAATAACACATGGGAAAGTATGCTTTTGAAACATAGTGGATGCGACTTGGCAGTCTTGCTTATCATAACCCATCTCGATGAGGGTGTTAACGTAGGGATTGGAAGTAGTCATAGGTTTGTATAAAGAAAGGTTTGAGAGTTGTTGTAACGTATCGGAGAAGATATCAATCATCCGCAGTTAGCATGATCAGAATCTGCTGCTTCGTTATAAACATCATAGAAGCAATCAAAGGCATCTAAATCACCTGCAAATGATGGAATGTTTGCCTGATCGCATACCCAATCAAACGCCATATCAAGGTCGGCACCAGTTTCAATCACAAAGGATTGCAGACCTTGTAAAGCACCGATGAATTTGGAGTTGTTGAGAAGCATTGGATTTGTTTTGTTCATGATTGTATTATTGCAGATTTTGGGGTGATTTTCAAGGGGTTTTGTGCCAGTTCCCCAACTGGTTTTCTGTTCAGAGGTCTAGCATCATTTCTTCCATCTCAGCGGCGTCAATCTTAGGATCGTTCCATGAAACGCCGTCCTCAGTCTTGCCTAGCATCCTGCCGATCTGCCCATCTGTCATGCAGCGTTGAAACTTGCTCCATACGCTCTCACCGTCCTCAGCGAAGGTCACACAAGCGCGAGCGGTGTTGTAGAGGAACTCATCGTTTGCGATCCACAGCGAAGCGTTCCAGGTCTCATAGTTTGCCCAACCTTGGAAGGTCTCGTTTGCGGTGGTGGTGGCAGTCATGTCGGTTCCTTTGTTTGTCATGTCTGTATGATAGCAGTTTTCAGGGCGTTTGCAACGGGTTTTCCCGATTTTGGGTACAGTTTGCCCACTGGCACACGATCCCTCGCGGTTAGCGTCTGGCGTCGTTACGCTCATCCAGTGCTTCGTTAATTATCTCTTTGAGTTCTATTCTCTCCTCGGCAGTGAAGATAGTGCGCTTCTTTACTGGCATTGGAGGATACTCACGTTCTGAGTTAGTATCACCATCACCAGGAAGACTCATGCCCTGGGTATCAATCTTATCCATTCTGGTTAACATTAAATTGCGTAGTTTTTGACAAAGGTGAATTCAGTGTCGCTATCTTGCGGATCCTTTCCGTCAACTAACCACTCTTCACATAGAGCGATAGCATCATCATTGCGGTCCTCTTTCATTGCCTTTCGCATTACTTGGAAGAGGGTATCTGACATGTTGTCGATACACGTTTCGCGTTCAAAGTTCATGTCCATGGTTGTTAGTTAGGGAGGTTGTCATATGTATCGGAAGAGGCGAACTCTTCACGCGGTTGCATTAACTGACGAATGATTTCTTCTTCGTCGTCGCTGTTCCAAAAGTCCTCCCAATCTGTAGGGGAGTTAGTGACATCTTGTATGTTGTTCATAGTATTACTTAGTAGGGAAGTTATTACAGACAGCATCACATAGGATGCGGGTTAAATCATCACGTTCTCCCTGATATTGTTCAAGATGATCATTGAAAAATCCATCAACAATAGAATCAATGTCCTCCATAAGTTGTTCGCGACTCATTAACATGTCAAGATGTGAGTTCATATCAATCAACCTCCGAACATGTCGTCGAATAGTTGTTGTCCAGAACGCTCATCATTCTCATATTTCTTTGCATACTGTGCCATACGTTCGAGTGCTTCTTCGCGACAGATTGACTCGGGGAAGTAATACTCGCGACCTGATGGTGTAGTGTAGCGCATGATTTGATGAGTGAGTGTTAATTAAGGGTGATCAGAAAGGGTTAGTCCAGGACTCGTATTTCTTCATGGTGATGTAACCTTCACGGCAAAGTTCATCAGTGAAGATACCCCATGCCTCACGCTTTGCGACCTTATCTGTTGATTTGGTTACCATCCAATTGTACTTAAACTGTTGGAGTGCTTGTGCTTTGGTGATGGTTCGCATCGGTTGAATTCCTTTGACTCTTATAGTATTGCAGGTTTTGAGGCATTTTGCAAGGGGTTTTGTACAGTTCCCCAACTGGCACACTAACGGAACCCTTTTTTGTTCTTTATGCAATCATGGACAATCACAGTTTGATTAGTGATAGTTTGTTGCCACCAATATGCTCTGAGTTGATCATAGTCATCGAATCGTTTTTTGTTGATGGTGTAATAATGTCGATCATACAATTTGTCGGATGTATGTGTGAACCAAGTGGAGTTAGTTGTTGTTGGTGTCATTAGCAGAATGCGACGGGAGGAATACCTTCGATGAAGATGGCGTTAACAACGTTCTGCAATCTTTGTGCGATAGCGTTGCCCATCTTGTAACCTGTTGGCATAGTAACAATGCCCTCAGATTTCTTGTAAAGATGAAACGCACCAGCAGGAATGCGACCCTCAGCAACATCACGGCGGTCATCTTGATGCACACGGATAACACGACCGATTGTCTGTGCCATCTCTACGATGGGCAGATTACGCAGCAAGATTGTATGTGTCAGACCTGGCACATTGATACCCTCAGACAGAATAGAATAGTGAAAGATCACAAACTTCTTAGAGTCATCAGCACCCCACGATTGCAGCGTGTTGAAGAACTCCTCGCGTCCTACTTTCTTGTCGTTGATGATAGCACCAAACTTGGAGGTGATATGCATCACGTCATATCCCTTGCGATAGAAGTAATCAAGGATGTCAGTCTGTCCGAGCATGTTACCCAAGACTTTGCTAGATGGTGCTGCCACCAGAACTTTAGGATTCTGGAATACATCGAGTTGCTCGAACATATCCTTCAGGTTGTCACCATCAACCTCGTGCGCGTTGTACTTGTTACGAGTGCGACTCGTCTCGAAAGCAACAATTTTAGGGGGAACGATTGCACCAGCAGCGATCAACTCAGCAGCAGGAACATTGCACAGAGTGCGACCATAAACAGAGGTGTTATTCATGCCACGCGAAAGACTCACACCACGACCATTCTTAGGAGTAGCAGTGAAATAGTAACGACGCTTGGCATACTGTGCCGTAGCAAATACTGCTTTGTGGAAGTGACGACCGCAACCATTGTGTGCTTCATCGAAATAGATAGTGTCAATATTGATGCCACTATCTACAACGCGGTGCAGAGAATGATAGGTGGTGAATATAATGCAGGACTCTTTTGCAGCACGCGCAGTATCATTGAAGAGTGCAATCTTCTCAGGTTTTGTGCTGCTGAAGTAGTGAGTCTCTCCACTATGTGCATGGCAGACATGCGTCCAGGTGCCACTGATATGCTCCATAAACTCCTCACAGAGTTGATTAGCGAGCAAGATACGTGGAGCAACAACAACAATCGTTTGACCCTGTGCAGCACGATGCAGAGCATCTGCGATCATAATGTAAGTCTTACCGCCGCCAGTTGGAATGATCACCTGACCACAGTCATGCTCTTGCATGGCATCGAAGGCGCGTTGCTGGTGGGGACGGAGTTGCATGCGAGGGCGTTTCTTTGACTCTTATAGTATGGCACCTTTTGAGGTGCTTTAGGGGGTTTTGTGTCCAGTTCCTCAACTGGTCAGCGACTCGATCCATTCTTGATCGTTCTCGCTGAGATCAAACTCAAACAAATAGTGGTCCAAACTGATGTCTAATTCTTTACACTTACCAAGGACTTGCTTATATACTTTCTTCGATTCAAATTCAACCACATGGTGTGTAGTTTCGATGAGTTGTTTTGCCATGATGTCAGTTAGTAGCGTAAGTTTGTGCGATAGCGTCAGACTTAAAGCGTCTGCATAACTTAAACAAGAGTTTCAAGTCATCTTCAATAACATAACGAAACGAGTCAGATTCAATGATGAACTTACCATCCTCCATCCATATTTGTGGGAGTTGTTTCTTGTAAACTGGTAAATCGAGAATCATGATGTTAGATAAGAAAGGAATGGGTCTTACGCTGTGAATCGGTCTCCCGATCCTATGCTGCCCTGAATGTTACTTAATCAACCAACACATGCCATGGGAGCATACTCAGAGCGAGGCATTTTATCGAGGTTGTAGTTAGTAACCTCAGCACCTCCAGCAATACGCTCATTCCACTCATTACGTGCGGTAAGTGCTGTCACAGTGCTGTAAGACTTGAGACCGTTAGCATTGAATGTGACACGCTTGTTGAAACGTTTGACAACAACTTTCATGCCTTTGACTTCATCTGCCTCAGCAATGAATGCCTCAGGGAAGAAATCAACAGTGGTGACGTTGTTTGTGAGTTGCATGGGGTGTGTTCCTTTGACTCTCTTAATATACACGATTTTGGGGTGCTGTGGGGCAACCGTGTGCCACTAGTTCAATCGTCACACATATATCAAACTGTTACGAGTCATTTCATTTGGATATAGAGGCAATCTAGCGTGACGAATGTGAATACCTTTGTCGGTGTCTAACATATTACCTAGACCTGCAATATCTCGGATCATTTCATAGAATTCATTTTTGATAACATTATCCTTTGCTTTAATACTTTCCTCGGTGAAGGAGTTAGCAACCTCAGGAGAAACAACATGAATCACCATGAAACCTTTGTCAGGATATTGTTGCACCATCTTAGCAAGTTTCAAAACAGTGTGTAGCATAACAGATCCTTTATCGATATACACAAGACAGATCTGATCTGTCTCGGGGTTTCTATAAATTCCCTCGGAGGTTTTAGCACCATCCATAATCACCCATCCAGGACGATTGCGAGTGACCCACTCACTAACCTCAGGAGCATAGTAGCGTTTAATATCAGAGTGATATTCATGCTCTTCACTAGCATTGAAGATACGAAGAACGGCATTGATTTGTGTGCCACCTACATCATAATCTTCCCTAAGTTTCGCCTCTAGAATCTCATCAATATTCTTTCCAGTATATCCTTCTACTTTAGTTGCCTCTACTAACTGATGCAAATCGGACTCAGGGTCAGTAACAGTTTTAACCAGTGCGTTAGAGATATCAGCATTAGTTCTGGGTTGAACTACATTAGTATCACGATTGCAGAAGGCATTACCAAACTCCCAGATCTCTCCTAGATTCATATCAAGAACCCATGCAAAGATAACATCTTCCGCGAGACCATTAATTGCCTTGAATCGATGATTGCCATCGAGCAAACCGTAGATAACTTTAACCCCAGTCAATTCATCGATGTATTGGTATTCTTCAGGGAGCACAATCAACATCATCTGATCTTTAGTTGCCTCCCATTCATTAGCAGCGATTACCTTCTGAAACTTTGCAATAGTATCAACGTTAGTAGTCACATCCGCACGAATCTGCAATCCATTAGGATAGATAACCTCACCAGTTTTACGGTTGCTAAGTGGTACGCAAGGAGGATGAATTTGCCTGATATCGATTGCTTGAAGTTGCTTTTTAAGCAGTCTTCCATATGCACGACGTTGCCTGCGATTGAGTGCAGTAGTCAGACGATAGTAACCACCCTGAGGTAGTTCTGACATAGTACGATGATGAGCAAGATTCTCATTATTGAAGAAAAGATTCTCATTAAGATTCTCTTCTGTGATGATTTCTGTGTTTTCAGTCAAAAACTTTTCGTCCAATGCTGTGTATGTCATAGATTTGTAATATCGATAGGGATTGATTCAATTCTTTCTTGAGAGATTCTAACATATTCCGCATCATTGTCAATGCCAATAAACTTTCTATTAAGTTTTACCGCAGCGACACCAGTAGAACCTGAACCCATGCAATTGTCCAGCACAGTTTCACCCTCATTAGAGTAAGTTTTGATCAACCACTCCATTAAAGGCACAGGTTTTTGCGTGGGATGCACTTGCTGTTGTGCGCTAAAGTCTCTAGAGATGTTAACAATTGACTTGGGATAGCGTGTTCCTTTGTTCTCGAAAGATTTACGCGGTTTCATACCATAACCATGGTCATTCTTGCGTCCTACATAACCCTCAGGATTCTTGCTAGTCCGTGCATACGGTTCTCCAACTTCCATCTGTGGATTATATGTTCCACCTGCTTCTTTGTAGAAGATGAGTATATTCTCATGCGTCTTCATTGGTCGCTTCTTTGCTAGTCCAGGACTACCACATTTGTTCTTGTTCCATACTAACTCATAGCGAAACCAATCTAACTTAGAGCAGATCAATTGTGCCGAGAATGGTTGTGATCCAAACAGCACGATTACACCCTTGGGTTTCAATATGCGATCATATTGTGCCCACATAGTGTTAAAGTCCAAAACTTCATCCCACTTGATGCTCGTGGTGCCGTATGGGGGATCACAGCAGATAAGATCGATGGATTTATCCTGAATGTCATTCATCAGTGAAAGACAGTCACCTTGATGTAACTCAAAGAGATTCATAGTCGTCATGCTGTGATAGTTTTTTGCGTACAGATTCCTTGTAACATTGTACCAGAAAATCGTATGCCTGTCTATGAGTACGATTGACCGTAGTAGTGTTATGCTTCCAATTGATTTGGAATGGTAGATTGTTACCGTTAGATGTGATTCTGTTCAGTGTCTTCAGTGAGGACAGATGAACTTCATTGGTATTCTTATTAATTGATAAGATATAATAGTCTCTATTGTTGTCAGTATCCTTAGCATCTTTCAGTCTATCTTGAAACTGCTTCCACTGATCTCTGCCCTTGATAACTACATCTTCCTCACTTAATGAGGTGAGTGCCCACAGAATAGCAGACTTGGAAGAAAAGTTATCAGCAGCATCATATCCAGAGGACTTGATGTTAAAGAAGTAACCGAAGATCTTAACATCCCACCAGCATCTTGGGGGTGGTTTGATGATATTGTCAGCACCAAACTCTTCGATCAGAAGATCAATTAGTGTGTCCTCATCAGTGATACTGTTAATACGTCCGTCTTCATGTCCTTCAGCAATATCAATCTGAATTGAATTAAGAAAGGCAAGAACTTCTTTAAGTTTATTAGGATACATGGGTTAGTTTGAGATACTTACGGAGTTCAGATGAGATGCCTGGAGAGAGCGTGGGGCGTCCTCTGCTGCCCCCGTAGGGTAGCGTAAAAGTCTGAAGGATGGAAGGGTGTGAAACCTTCAGATGCTTGCCTGCTGAGGTTACAACGCCTCCAGCATGCTTCACTAGTTTGAATGCTTCAGACATTTTCAATGGTCTGGTTGAGCGGGTCATGGGGTGCCTGCTTGACTCTTATAGTATGGCATAAAAAAGGACCCCCGTCAAGGGATCCGAACCAGTTCAGCGACTGTCATACAAAGAACTTTTCTAACCCGACTAGGTGTTTAACCATTGCCGAATAAGGAGAAGTATCACTCAAGTTAACACGATCTCCAACCTTCTTATGTGTTACTGGACTGTGGTAATGTTTGGTCTTTGTGTTGTAGAAACCCCAGATACAACGAGAGGGATTGTTATCATTATAAAGGAACCTATGATCAGATATAATCCACACTGCACAAACATTAGTCTTAAAGCAAACTGTCTCATATCGATATCCTTCAGGGGGTTCATGTGGTTGAAGTTGTTGATCAGACAATTTCATGCAGGTGTTACACTCCATTCATCAGTGGGGACCATTGTTTTAATCACATACTCAACATTGTCAATACCATATACAAAGATCTCTTGATTTGAAAAGCACCCTTCAACTTTCTTTTCTTTACGCCAAGTAATACGCCAGCGATCATTGTTCATAGATAAGTTCATCGATTACTTCACATTCGCTGCCAAGAACAGCAGAAATCCAATCATCTTCGGGTGCCTGACAGATATCAGTGTCATCCCAAGAGATGTCAAAGTTCTCATCAAAATTCATAACCAAATCCACCTTTTTGAGCAATGTTACTAGAGCGATGCCAATCTTTCAATTGACGAAGTTTTTTCTTTAAGCGATGCATCTCTTCTTCAGTATAGAGGAAGGGATCTGCATTGCCTGCTTTGATTGCATGTTTTAGCAATTGAATGTCTTTTTTCATCGATATAAGTCAGATAGATGTAGTGCCTCAACGATTTGTTCAATCTCTCTCATCTTTTTAAGATATAGAGATTCTTCAATCATCTTATCACGGTAGTAGCGCTTTTGCAAATTAGAAATATACATGACTAACGCATCTTTTATAACTACTTTTTGTTCCTGATCAAGGATTGCAGAGTGTAAAAATTGCATGCTAGTCTGCCCTCCTTAAAGTTTTAAGGTAACCCATTACATACTCACGAATATACATTAGTTCGTGATAGCATTGTTGATTGTGAGCACATTGACGTAATTTAGTGTCAGGTTTGAGAACAGACTCCATGAAGAGATCAAGTCCCCGATTAAACTTTACGTCTTGAGATTCAGAGTCGAAGTCCATTCGATTAGTTAGTTATGCTTGAGTAGTGTAGTCTAGATCGTATTCTATCTCGGATCCATCGTCAAACTCTATGTCTTCATAAAAGTTTTCGATTTCATCGAGATCGTTACCATCCATCATCTTCAAACTCAACTCCACGTTTTCCTTTTTTGTTGTTTTTGGATTGGTAATTGTCACTAGAATCTTCTCCCCAGTTTGATCGATTAGTTCCGCCTCGTTGACGTTTATCACGGATGGATTTTCCAGGAGAGTAATAACCTCTTTCGGCACCACCACGTCGAAAAGTCTTGCCCATTGTCTTGAATTTGAAGTTAAGATAAACTACAGGTATATGTATCAGGAATCAACATTACGATAAAGAGAACTGTACTCAGTATCATCCCTTTCAGGTACAGGATAAATCTGAGTGTGCAATTCTTCAAAGCAGTATCCAACACCCTTCAAAAAGTCTTGAGTTTTTTCAACAACTTCCTGCAAAATAGATGCTTCAAATTCTTTAGTTGTTACAGTCTGGTCCTCATCAGTACAAATGAGAGTGAATTGAGGCATCGGTTTAACCTTTGATTACCTAGTAAGCATAGCATAAAAAAACCCCCTATGCAAGGGGGTGTGACAGTTGTTGAGTTGGTTAGTTTGCGTACCTGATCATCACAACACCAGATCCACCAGCACCACCCGTGCCGCTATCCTCTCCACCGCCACCGCCACCAGTGTTAGCACTGCCTGGAGACGGGTCAGTGTTAGGACTTTGACGACCACCAATGCCGCCGCCACCTAGACCACCGCGACCAGTCTCAGCGTTGGATTCAACTCCACCACCACCGCCACCTGCTAACCAATAGCTTTTGTTAACTCTTTCTCCTATTGAAGTAACAGCGCCAAAGGGATTAACAAGACCAAAACCACCGTTTCCAGCAAAATCATTATTTCTGGAGGGTTCACCAGCGCCACCAGCGCCACCGCCTCCGCCTTGAGGGTAGTGGGGACCACCACGACCACTAGCACCAGCGAAACCTTGGTTTGCTGTTCCTGCTGCACCAGTACGGGTGCTAGCAGATCCACCACCAGATCCACCAGAGCGACCTTCTCCAGAACCCCATGATGCACCGCCACCACCACCAGCGGAAACGATGCCATTGAAACTAGATTCGCCACCGTCACTAGCATCAGAAGGAGAACTACTAGATCCAGGACCACCAGGACCAACAACAACAGGATAAGTTCCAGGAGCGAGCGTCATTGATGGTTCAGCAGCACTACCGCCACCCGAAGGGAAACCAGGAACATTAGAACGATATCCACCAGCACCACCACCACAACCAACGTCACCGCCACCGCCGCCTCCGCCACCAGCAACTACAACATATTGAACATCATCATTTCCTGCCGATACTGTTAATGTTCCATCAGATGTAAATACGTGATACTTAAAACCATCGCCAGGAGTATATTCATTATCACCACCACTAGCAGTAATAGGATTAGATTGACCTAATCCAATTTGAATCCATTCAGTATTAGCAAGGTCATAAATTTCTAATTTTGAATCTGCAATGTTAATACCTGTATATGCATTCACCAGACCAGATGATGGTCTTCCCGCAACATTTGCCCATGTAGGAAACACACCACCACCAGCGATAGTTTGCCATGCAGATCCATCATAAACTTCTAGTGCTACTTCATCACTATTATAAACAGTTTGACCAGCGATAGGACTACTAGGTCTAGTTGAAGTAGTAACAGAGGGGAACTTAAATCCACCGAGTGCCTGTAAAATACCACTACTAGTAATATTAGTTGCTTGTAGATGATCTACGTTAAATTGACCCATTTTTCAAATAACTCTGTAGTGATATTTAGTGAAGCAAGACATATACAGCACTGCTGTAATCTCTTCTGTTTGTATTATTACCGTCTCTAGCACCATCCGTAAATCTATCCATAAAGCATCTTCTAGAGTCATCATAACCGTACTGGCATTGAACCTCTTCATCCTGTCCAGATGTAGTCCTATGAGAATCTGTACTAAATTTAGCATCCTGTGCATTATGAAAGTAGAAACTACCTGAACTAGTAAATGCACCTTCACTAATACTAGTATCAGCGTCAGACATTTGCATAAACCCATAATCAGGATTTGCCCATCTACCTCTACCATCCCAAGATCCTTGGGTAGTAAATCCTTGTCGACGAACTCTATCCATTCCAGAACTTCTACCATTGGTCCAATATCTTTTCCATTGTCTATCATTTGGCACACCATGCCAAAAATCTAGATTTCTATTATTTGACCAATCACTGATATTGTCAACTCCAATATGACGAACAAATGACGGATAATAATCACCAAAGTCAGCAGAAAATTCAGTACCAGTGCTGTTCTGAACTGTTAATGCTCTAGTTGTAGATACAGTGTTTGCAACAGTATCTGATGCATCGCCACCAAACTTACCAACAACCATCCAACCTGCACCCCTATCAAAGATACAGTAAATTTGTTGAACACCACCATTAGGAGTGTCAATATAATATAAACCATCAGATGGTGGTGATGCTGATGTATTTAATACTTCTTGAGCATCAACAGCAGGTGTTGATGCACTTAATCCTTTTGGATTTCCACTACCACCGCCACTACCTAAAACATTCCAACCAGTTGAAAGATATACTTCAAATCTATCCAATTCTGTATTATATCCATAACCGCCAACAGAACTACTAGAAGGTTGTGTAGCATTAGTCCAAGTAGGAGTGCTAGAACCACCAACACCAATCCATGAAGCACCTGCTTTCAAATTCAATGAACTTGATGTTTTATTCCAAATTAATACACCATCTGCTGATGTAGTAGGTCTAGTACCTTGATCATATGCAGGCAATTGTAATTGTCCTGTTGTTGCTACATATCCAGATGCAACGACTCTACCAGCAGTTATTGAACCAACAGTTAATTGTGACATAGTTCGATATTACCTTATACTTTATTTATCCAGGAACATAAACCAACATATAAACAGTCTCACTACTTTGTGAAGAACCAGTTGCAATGCCAGGTTCAGTTTGCCTACTGTTACCAAGGCGTTGACTAGAAGCATCTGAGTGAAAATCATGCCCCCAATAACTCCAGAATGTTTCATTTGGATTATTATTTCTCCAAGAATCCATTTTACCGCTTGATAAGTTCCCTGAGAATGCACAGAGTGCTTGTGTATCATCATCAGATTCGGTATTGATACCCCAATATACAAATTTATCAGGTTGAGTACCATTATTTGATTGCCAAGTACCACCCGAGGCACTTAAAGTTCCGCTATAACCATTAGTATTACCAGTTAATGAATTAACAGAAGGAGTTGTATATCCAGAAGCATCACTGCCAGTGATACCACTTCCCGATGCATTACAGAAATCATCAATAGCAATTAAAATGTTATGAGTTGTATCACCTGCCGTTTCAACTAAGTCATAAACAAGATACTTAGAATGTGTTGATGGATCCGTTAAATCACCATTTCCACTAACAAGAGCGACTTTAGTTGCACCAGTAATAGTAAAATAACCCTCATACAATCCTTCACCATCACCAAAGGCAGTTCTTCCACTAGCACCAGTATTAGAGGAAGTAATACTTCTCCAAGTGCTACTACCAGGACTACCTATTGGAGTATTCGATGATGAACCTTTAGCACCAGGTGTCATCATTATGATATGCCATTGTGCAGCAGCAACAACATTACCTAAGAGTAACCATTCTGCCGTACCAGCATCATTAACATTATAAACTTCAAATTGTTTAGTATCCTGATTAAATCCAAATTGTCCAACTGATAAACTAGTTGTTGGTCTTGCCGCAGCATCTGCCCACGTATCAATAGCAGCACTACCACCACCACTACCTAATTCATTCCATTGAGAACTGCCATATATTTCAATAGCAGATGCTGTAGTATTCCAGATCATAGTACCATCAGGAATGCCCGTAGGTCTCTGTGCTGTAGAATAAGACGGCAATCTAAATCCATCAGTCGAACTAAAAGTATCAACCGATTGTAAAGTTCCCGAAGAGGTTACATTGGTAACGTTTAACCTTGGCATGTCAACTCAATATCTGTATGCTTTTAGTATTTATCACTTAACCCACCACCATAAGGGTGTGTTGGTAATTGCACTATTATTTCCTGCATCTTGTGTCGCAGAAGTAGCAGCACCACCCCAATCAACATTATCATCGTTACCAACTTTTACACTGATATTACTATCAATATCTTGTCCCGTAGAATCAGTGTTGGCACCCTGTTGAGGTATTGCAAATGTTCCATCAACATCACCACCAGATCTAGATGAGTAAGTTGCAGTTCTACCAATACGGAACCATTCAAACTGTTGACCAGGATTACTTATTGCATACCAAACGTTAAAGAACCCGCTTTCAGGTGCTTGACTACCGCCAACTAATCCATAACTATAATCGGCAGTATCAACTCTACTATTAGTATAACCATAGTCACTGAAATTATTATATCTGTGATTAGGGTTATTATAAGAATATTTGAGATTGTAACTACTATCAAATTTTCTCATCGAACATCTTTGAACATTGGGATTAGTACCATTAGACAAATAATATCTTGTATTACCTGCGGTTGGTGCCCACATTTCTTTGTAAGTAATAGGATTATTCCATCGATAATACCAATCTGCTGATGCCTGAGCACCTAACGTAGTTTCAATATCATTATTTGCCGTCAGTCTAAACTCAGTGATATTCATATCAGCAAAGTTAGATGATGGTTGATAATCTTGTGCTCCACTTGGTAAAATAGTGGCATCAGTTGTAATAATATTTTGTCCGTCACCACCCCATTTATTTCCCTGAGTGAATGATGCGACTAACATCCATCCACTATTACCATCCTCATCTTGAGTATCAAAGTCACAAAAAACTTGTTTTAATCCACCAGAGGTATTAATCCATCTTAAAGATTTTCCACTGGTAACAATACCATCATCAAATAATTGTCTTGCTGAACTTGCAGCAGTTTCTTGACTAGTACCATCATTCGATGCGCCCAACGGCATCTCTATCCATTCAGTACCATTATAATACTCAGCACCAGAAGTTGTAATATTATAACGTATCATCCCTGCTGTAGGTGATGATGGACGTTCAGCAGTGGTTCCTCTAGGTAAAGTAAATTGAGATCCAGATGTAAACTCTAAAGAACCACTTACGTTTAGATGTGCACCAGCAGGCATATCAATCGTAAAATCTTTCCAGTCTGGACCGTATAAGTTATCAGTGTTTAGTGTGCTCATTAGTTTTTCTTCATTAGACCCCAGTTCATGACCAGCATATAACCATTGGATTGGTTAAAGTTAGTACCGTATAATCTCCAATATCTATATTTAATACCTCTAGTGACAACAGGATGCCACTTATCTACATTATTAACTGTGTTTGAATAAAGATGACTACCTTGACTATGAATTAGATAACCATCATTTGATGAAGATCCATTGTGATAACGCCACTCTGCAACATCGGTCCAGTTACTGTTATCGTTTGATCCTTGTACAAAGTTCCGATCAGACCAGTGATTGTCGTTAGGATAACCAATAACCCAAGTATAATCGAACGTAGTTTCATTACCAACACCCAAATCTACCGAGATCCAGTTATTGTTACCTTGCTGCTGAATGCCATATGTGGGCCAATCACTTGTCGTGTTTCTATCAACAGCATCAGCAACATTATTGGGACTGCTACTACCCACCCCAGAACTTGTATTGTTAGACCAACTAAAATTAGTAGCGTTTCCTAAAGGACCAGTTGGTGTGAGATAGTTTGTATAATCACCTGCTTGAATGGCAAGAGGTGTATTATCTAAATATACAAAAATTCTTTCGTTAGTATTACCACCGCCACTACCACTGTGTGGTTCAACCTTGTTTAAGATACCACCATAGTTACTTGTGGAGTCAATGTTACCCCAATACATACCCGAACTCCAGACAGTACCATTATTGCCTAAGGTAACAATATCATGACTCTCACCACCACCATTATTATGTTGGAAGTTCATTGTTTCTCCAACTTTACCAGAAGACCCTGCAACTGGTGTTACTGATTGTGTTGCATTGTTGGCAGATCCCCATGATGAATAATTATTCATCAATGATGATAATATGGTGTCCATATTCTGACTGTTTCTATCAAATCTCCAACGAATATATGGTTTTGAATCACTCGTGAATACAACAGCATTCCAGTCACTATTTGCCAGAACATCTGTCCATGCTGTAGCAGTTACACTATTATCTGATACCTTTACTGAATTTAATGGTTTGTATGTCGGACTTCTAGCATCACCATTTTCATCCATAACATAAACTAGAATTTCATCAGCAATTTGTGAAGTAGTGCCACCACCACCGCCTACATCGGTCGTTTCTTCATACGATCCCCATGCACCATTACGATAAAGTTCAATCTTATTTGTATCAGTATTAAATCTAAAAAATCCTGTTGAAGGACTACCTGGACGTTGCGCTGTTGTTCCAGTAGGTAATTGAAATGCACCTGTATTTCCAGTGAGATCCAATATACCATTAACCCTGAAAGTATGACCACCAGGAATGGTGACTTGTTCCAGAGTTGCTGAGATTCCTTTTAGTATTGCAGTGGTAACTCGACTCATTTTGTGAGGTGCCTATATTCTATATTTAGATACTGAACCAAGTTGTTCCTGTCCAGATCTCTAACTTACTAATGGTTGTATTATATCTAATACTTCCAGGATAAGAATCTGAAGGTCTCTGTGCAGTAGTTCCACTAGGTAGGGGAATATATTGCTGTTGGTTAACTCTTAAATCACTTGCTAATCTTAATCTACTACCAGCATCTAAATCTATTGTAAAATTAGGAGAATTTCCTTGTATAGATCCAACATTTAACATTAGACCACACTCCAGGAACCACCACTTTCAATAGTAACAGTATAACCGTTACTAATAGTAATAGGACCAGAACTCATTCCATTAGCAAATTCATCACCAGCAGTAGGTCCAACGGTAATATTTTCATCGATAGTATTTGGATTTGTTCTAATAACACTATCTGCACCTAATGCAGGACCACCACCAGATACTGCTGACCATCCAGCACTACCAGTACCATTATCTGCTTTATAAATTTCAGCAGCATCAGTATCAGTATTAAATCTAATAGTTCCTGGTGAAACACCTGTAGGTTGTTGTGCAGTTGTTCCAACAGGTAACCTTAATACACTACCAGTATTAAGGAAACTTAGAGTGGTAAGAATTGCTTCTGTTGCGGTGGCGATTTGATTGCCACTAATTCTTGATATTGCCATGTGATTGCGGTATCCTCCGTATTATTTAGATAGGCAGTTCTAAAATATGAACTGTATCAGTTGATAAAGGTGCATCACCAGAAGCAAATACAATATTCGCACCGCTTCCATCTACGGTGTAATTAGTACCTGCAATCTGTGCAACACCATTCAAGAATACCAACACTGAATCATCGGCATGCTGAATTCCACCAGTATATGTAGTAACAGCAAATGTTAGTGTTGAACCATCACCAGTGTAGGTTCTAGTAATATACTTATCAGCACCAACTCCACCCTTTCCAGTAACAACTAAGTCACCATCAACTCTTACACCACCATCTACATTGACTCTGAAACTGTTATTAGGAGCAGTGCCAATACCGATGATTGTGCTACTATTGTAGGAACTAATATTAATGTCACCAGTGTCAGTAAGACCAAACTCTTTCCATGCTCCATTGTAGTAAATCCAACCTAAAGATTTACCAGGTGACCAGTTGATATTATAAACAAGATCACCATCAGCAGGAGTATCATATCCTGTGATATTAGCAAAACTAGGTAGTCCGTTTGCATCTTCAGGTGCAAGTAAAGTTTGCTTGATTACAGTACCATCTTGGTTGTAATAAGAAATCTTTCTTGCTTGAATATTGTTTGTGAATGTAGTCAGTCCTTGGAATGTAACAGGACCAGCAAAGATTGATTCTAACTGGTTAGATGCACCACCAATAACAGTGAGTTTATCAGTAAGAACCAACTCAGAGAAAGTCTCAATTGTTGTATTCTCTTCACCAATAACATTCAGTTGTGCAATATCTTCGTTAGTGATCTGACCTGTAACTGGGTTAATGATCTGGTTACCAATGAATAGGTCACCATTAGAGTTAAGACCAGAGTAGAATGCAACACCACCTTCTTCTTTAATAGACTGAGAGAACTTAATCTGATCAGTAGATAGCGTCTCTACTTGAGTCTGAGGGAATGCAGTTGAATAGTTACCAGGACCGAAACCAAGATACTCAAAAGTATGGTTACCAGATCTCATAATTGAGTGGCGTCTAAATTCAACAGCAATAGGTGCTACTGTACCATCAGTATTCTGTCTGATATTAATCTTTCTGGTCTCTTCATCACCCTGACGAGCAGTTAATTCAACGTTACTAAGACGCTCGTTAACACTATCGTAGTTAGGTGTTGTTCCTGGTTGTGTCCAACCAGTGTCACTAAGAATAAATTCAACTGCTTCCTTAGTAATAGAACGTTTAGGATCAAGTGCAGGAGTTGGTGATGCACCATCAGTAGAATTTACAAGACCGATAGTTTCGTTGTCAGCGACGGATACCGAAGCAGCAGGGTCAGCAACAGGGTTGTCTCTGTCAAACGTAGGATAGACTTCGTTGACGTTTTGACTGAACTTCCTGTCATTAAAGTTAGAAGTTGTAGGTGCAATAGATGCACATAGCAGGGTAAGATAGTAGATTCCATCGGCAACACCTCTCTCAAATTTTTGAACAATCTCAATATCGTAAATGTAGAATGCTTTATTCAAACTATACGATGTTGTGTCACTATTCAGCGGTTGCATTACATAACCACTAATAGGATCACGAGGCAGAGGATTGGTCTTATCCTTGTCAATTACATAACGAACACGATATGTTCTATCTTGCAAGTCACGAGGATCAGGTATTCTCTTAAGGAAAGTAGTAGGAGTGAAATTAACTGTATTGTATTGTGTATTAGTAGATAGTGATGTATAGATTGCATTGTCAGTGGAATCTACAGCGAGATACCAACCACCAATAGAACCAGCAACACCATTGATTGTATATGTTGTGCTATCAAATTGAATAGGTGATCCAGTCGTACCTGCTGCTTTACCAGATACAGAAGGACCATAAGGTGAAATTTTAGCAGTTTGAACAGTTGCAGTTGATGCACCGTTTGCTACTAATAAGCAGTTGATCTTATCGGGAATAGCACTACCGCCCGTGCCATCTTGACGTGCACCAACGGTGTAACCTTGAACTCTTGTCGTAGGCGGACTTGCTTCAACTGTGTATCCGTAGAGATATAATCTTGTGCCAGGTGTTCCTCCTTGTCCAGCAAGTGCTGCGTTAATTACTTTTGTTCTTTGAATATCAACGTTCACCCAATTGACAGATGTTTCTTCACCGAAGATGACATTACCGCTAACTGTAGAAGTATTTGCTGCTGTTAAAGTAACAACTCTAGTGTTTGTATTGACAGTTCCCACGATAGCACCAGCACCAATGCCAGTACCACTAACTGTCATGCCTTCAATAACACCATTGATGTTACCATCATTAGCAAGAGTAATTGAGGATGCAGCATTCGTACCAGTTGCAGTGGTAGAAATAACGTTTAATGATTTGGGTGGAATAATATGTGTTAATGCACCTGCTTTATCTTTAGAGAAGGATTTTGCTTTGAATCCTGCTGCTCTTAAAGCAGTGTTACCGAAGTTGGAGTTTGAGTTTGTGATACTCATATCACCCCCACTCAGTGCAGTAAAGTGTGTGCCATATCCAACAGCAAACACCGAAACTGCCTGTACAAAGGAGTCATTACTACACTTAATGTGCTCATGTGCCCAACCTTTACGATACTCAGCAAAACCATCTAAGTGAGCACCATCACCAGCAGTTGCGTTGTCATAATTACCAGTAGAAGCATTATATCTTACGAATGCTCTATCATCTTTTTGAAGACTCAAACCAGTGAATTGAGCAACAACCATTGATTTGAAACCAGTTGCTTTGCTACCATTAGCATGCATTCCATTCATACCCCACACTGATCTCAGTGACAGGTTAAACGCATATGGTGATGCAGAGTCAACAGTATCAATCTCAGTCTTAACTGTAATATTTGAACCTACAGCATTTCCTGATGGTTCTCCTTGCATTTGGTAAGTAAAGACGTTACCAGATGCTGATGTGACTGTAAAAGATCCGTTGTAAATTCCAGCATCAAGTTCTGATTGCGGTCCAGTTGATCCAGAAACACCACTAACGTTGATGTTAACACCAACAGAGAATCCATGATCTCTAGGGTTATCAAACTCATCAACAGTAACTGCTGTTGCTGTCTGACCATTTCTTGTGACCTGAAGGACTCTATATTCATCAGAAATAGGACCAACAATTCTATTTTCTTCTACTCTTAACTGAATTTGGTCAGTTGCAGGATCTCCAGAAGTATCAGGAATTGTAGCAAATGCTTTCGATACTTTCTGATAATAAATTTCTAAATCTGTTCTTTCAAGAATATTAGGAACTGCAGAATAATCTGCGTTAGGGACTGTTGCGCCACTAATTAAAGTTGAAAGAGTATTAACACCATCAGCAAACTCAAAACAAGTTAGTCTATGGTGTGAGAACTTAGGCGCTAAGGTATCTGTGCTATCGGGTTTGTAATATACACCTTCCTCAGCACCATCAAAGAAAGAGAACTGCCAGAAGTATGTTCCACCAGTAACTTTGAAAATTGCAGTACGAGGAGGTACTTGAGATTCGGTATTAATACCTTTGGATGCAAGAGTTGTAGGATATGGAACGTACTTAGGAATAATCTTTGTACGACGAAGATCTGTACCAACTAGAGAACAACCTCTAGGAACGATGATACCACCTTCAACTGAATTATACTTATACAGAACATTATTAGGAGAAGTCAAGTCAAGGTTTGAGTTCTCATCAAGAGGAGCAACATTAGTATAGAGAACATCACCAGGTCTATTATCAACAACATATTCTGCTGGATATAACATGATCGAGAAGGCATCAAATTCGTCATTTGATAAACCAACTCGATAGGAGAATCTTGCTACTTCCAGAAATGCTCTTTGAATAGACTTAAACGGACGCAACGCAGAGTTGCCTCTGTTGTCAATCGCATCAGAAGCATCAAAATCGTCTGGGTTAACATATATAATACGCCCAGTTCTGGACGTAATAATATTCTTAAGTCTAGTAAGGGACATTGCTTACGCTGCTTTTTTGATTATTTATTAGGAACCGAAGACTCTAGTTGTCAATGCTGTAGAAGCATCTTGAAATCCAACTAGACTGAAGATATTATTTTGAGTTGCACTTTCAACAACTAGTCTTTCACCAGGTCCAATGACGAGAGATGTAAGTCTATCGACATTGTTCGCAGCATTTGTCTTATCTTTTGAAAGATAATTCTCAACTTCAAGTGCATCAGATGCAACAGTAACACTGCTAACTGTTGCTAGCGTTCTGGACTGTTCATTACTTGCAGGAACATCTTGGAATGTATTAGTACCTGCAAAATCGACAGATCCAATACCTTTCAAAACGTACAGTGTAGTTCCAGTAAAAGAACGAACAATACCAAAAGGTCCTGCAGTTTGTGCTGTTACGGTATAAGTGATACCAGCATTCAGGAAACCATCGCTGCTGTTTGTCCAAGTGCCTTCAATGTCATAGACATAGATCTCACTATATTGAACTACGTCACTAGTTTGAATGTAACGATCATTTCCACCATAGTTTGCATTAGCGTCAGTGCCAGTGCCACCATCATAGAAATACAAAGTACCAGGAGTGTTATCGTTTGCACCAAATGCAAATTGAACATATGCACCACCAGAACCTGCTGTGCCATTAGTAGTCCTACCAGTGGTAAATTCTGTGCCATCGTCAGAGTTACCAGCAGTATTATCTGGACCCCACTGACCATTAACAGTAGTAGAAAGACTAAAGTCTCTACCACTCATAGAAGAATCAGATGTATCAAAACGATATGTTCTATCAGAGAACAGTGTAGTGGCACCATCAAGTGCTAAATCATATGTTCCACCAGAGGTGGTGGTTGAGAACACAAATTCATTCTGAGCAGATCCAACACCACCAGTAGAAACAGTTCCAGTTGCACTACCAGAGGTAACAGAATCACCATCAGCAAATTCTGCACCAGAACCATTAATAGTGGATGGTCCAATATGCACAATATTGTTCTTATAAGCATATACTGTGGCAGTTGTAGTGTCGCTACCTGCTCCCTTGGTTAAAGTATCACCAACTGCGGGAGTGCCAGTAATAGATTCGAGAGTAACCTGTCTAATAGCAATATCTTTTACAAAGACAGATGTAGTGGTTGGAATATAAAATGATTCAAATTTAAATTTCTTCTCACCATCTGTGCTAGTAAATTGTTGTCCTGGTTGAAACCCTGACCCACTACTAATTGGAGTACCTACTGTAAATCTGTAACCACTAATAATATCACCTTCGTGAAGTTTATATGTGGATGCATCTAAAGTAAGTTTTTGATCATAATCTTTGAGCGCAACATCATATGCTGCACCAGTGCCATCATTGGCAATAGTTAATACTGCGGAAGCGGATTGATCTGCAGGAGCACTATACAGGACTGTATTAGTTGTTCCCGCTGGTTTTGCTTGTCCTAAAAGTCCTTGATCTGCCATTGTTAATTAGAATCCTGCGTAAAAGAATTGTTGAAGTCTAGTTTGCCCTGATAGGTTGTTTGCACCAATACCACCACCGAAGTTAACATCATCTAAAGTCACGTTGTCAGTAGAGAGAAGTGTCGCATTAGCATTAGGGAATCGGATTGTTCTATTCCCTGAAATATTATCAAGACTAAATTGGACACTGCCCGTGTTACCAACCTGTTTAATTGAAGGAACATAAAGAGACTTATTCTTCAGATCCTGAGTTGCTTCCTCACTAACAATAACGTTAGGGGAGTTACCAGTATTTAGTAAATTAGTTGGAGGGAATTTGAAAACCTGATTGGAAAGTGTATTTTGATTAGAAATATCAAATGTTACTTTCTTAGTATTGTCAGTTGAATCTGCAAGAATCAAACTGAGAATAGTTTTGTTGGATAAAATCTGTGTAGCATCTGTACCAACCAACGTAATGTTGGTGTCAGGCATAGTGATTGTTCTGTTTGCTGTGATTGCGTCAGTATTAAACTGTGCCCAGTTTGTAGCATCTTCAGCATCAGTAGCAAGTTTTAAGTCAACCAACGTCTTATTCAACGCGGTTTGTTCTGCTTTAGTGTCAAGAAGTGTGGATGATGTAGCAGTAGGTTCGTTAGTTGTAGTTACTGTACCTGCGTCAGGTAAGAAGTAAGAACGTCTTGCACCAACAGTATCAACCCAGTTAATCTGGAAGATTGCTTCTTCAGTACCATCAACAATAACTAAATTATCCTCATCAATAAGAAGAGTTTTATTAGTTAAAGTCTGCGTAGTATTATCACCAACAACGGTAGTTCCGTTACCAGATGTAATAGCGGGAAGGGTGAAGATACGAGTGTTAGTACCAGTACCAATATTAGAAACTTCAAATCTTGCCTTAGGTCCTTGCGAATCTTCAAGAATAAAAGTTTGGTCAGAAATAACAAAGTTACCTGTAACCTTTACAGCACCTGTGCCCTTTGGAGCAAATACAATATCAGCATTACTTTCAACATCATCAGTAGCAGTCATATACAATGATGTGCTATTATTTCCATTGTCAATGCGGGTCATATAGAAACCGCCATCACCAAATGCTACGCCTAATTGATCATATGCATTTTGATATAACCCAGTATCTCGATCCAAATCGAAACAAAGACCAGGATCATTCTTGGTGCCCGAAGTAACACCTTTAAACAACTGATTAACTTTTGCCTTTCGGTTAGGAATCAAAGGATCAGAAACAACAACTGGGAGAATTGCTTCGCCCGAGAGGTTAGCATCTGAGATTGTCTCTAACTGAGAAATTTTACGAGTTCCCACAGATAATCACACTATTTGCTACTTGTCTATTTATATCATTTCTCATTGCCGATCCACGACAAAAAGTATGATATACAAAATCTACCGTCCATGGGATTTTTTACACCAGAAACTGGAGATACCTGATGTTTATATAATCCAGGAAATATAACCATTGAGTTATTTTTACACTCTATTTCTAAATCATACTGAGTGAAACTAAACTCTCCACCTGCAAATTGTTTTGGTTCTTTATATAACCAAAGACAACATGTTGCTAACGATAGATCTCTATGTGCGTCATAGTAATCACCATCTGTATAATTAGAGACTAATACACTAACTTTATTGAATTGAAATTCTTCAAAGTATTTGTTATCTTGTACCCAATCAGCATGAGGAAAAGATTGTAATATTGGAGAAATGTGTTTGTTGATTGCCGAATACGATGCTCCTTTCCAGGCATCAGTTAAGAACAATCCAGAATTTTGTTTGACGTATTTACCTTTTTTATAGGCACCACCAGTATCTTCAGGTGCTAAGAGAATATCATTAGCACAGTAATAATCTAGTTCTTTCCAAATAACATCTAACTGATCTGGCGAGAAAACATTTTCAATCAATAATATAGGAAAAGGTTCGTTAAAACTATGACCTTTGAGATCAGGGTTTATCATTTACCAATACCATAATCAGGTGCTTCAGATTCTAACTTACGAATCTGATTGATGATATCTTCTGGTTCTGTTTTTTGTACTGACCAAGAACCACCTACACCTCCGTCCATGTTAACAACAATATCATCAGGCACCATCTTCGGTTTTGTAACTCCATTCTTCGGTGTGTCCGACTGTCCACCATTTAGATTCTGTTTCGACTGCATAATTTTGTGAGCAAACTTTAAAATCGGGTTGTTTAAGTGTTCCTGGAATTAATGAGTTATCTCTCCAGATAACCCTATTGTTTGGTTGTGCAGCAAACTGTCCATTATCAAGGGCGATAATATTAAAAGATTTGTGCTCTGGGTCCAACTCAGAGAAATTAGTATCGATAATAGAATGATCTGGATGAGCACTATCAATTGTAAATTCATATTCACCAGGGTGCATTTTTTTATCTTTACCAAAGAATTCACATCGTCCCAGAAGAGGTTTGCGAACTACAGTGATATTATAGTCGAAACAGTCCCAAAGTTCAAGTACATCTAAAGGAAGTTGATCTTCTGGATTAAAATCTTTTTTCCAAACAAATGCACTTAAAGGCAATTTATCAAATAATGCTCCATATTCAGTAAGAAGAGTTTCAAAATATAATGCTTTAGTTTGAACACTTTTAACAGAAATCCAAATACCAGGTGTTAACTCTCCATGACCTTTTTTTAAATCATACAGATATTCTTTCTTGACAAATACTGGATTAGGTGGAACTGGATGTACGAGAAATGCCATTAATGATTAGATGCAAATAATACTTGTTCAACAATACCTTCAAAAAAACTAACCATTGCCGTTGGGCAAGGTGCATAGTGAGCATTCCAGTGTGCTGGATACAACTCTATTTGTTTTGTTAAGGTGTATGGTGTAACTCTACCATGATTTATACTCTTCACAACCTTGAATGATCCAGTATCTTCAAAGGCATAGGTTCCACTATGATCAACTGTCCATAGTTGCCCCTTTGGATCGATCCAATTATATGACATATATCCATCAAGATCTTTGGTTTGCAATTCTCTATTCCAAAAACCAGGTCCCAAATCATATGATGAATGAATGGTATCGTAAATCCCCATTATGTTCTCCAGTGCTGCACTATTTAAACATCGGCCCCATCATCCATGCGACTAGAGATATACGTCTGCCTTTAGTTACTGGTAATACTCTATGTGGAACCCATGCAGGAAAAACAATACAGTCACCCTTATTGGGTTTGATCTTGGTATTCAAGTTAGGTCGATAATCTATTTCAAATTCACCACCATCATACTCATCAAGACTACTCAGTAATAAAGAACAAGAAAGTTTTCTTTCCATATCTCCACAGATACTTGCGTCATCATTGTCAACATGCCAATCATAATGATCACTAGTTTCACCATAATAAATGGTAGATTGAATCTTACTTTGGAAGTAATTCAGATCATAGTTGAAATGTGATTTATTGGCACATATAAGCATGTTGTGCATGATACCAGGGATCCATTCGTCCCAAGGTATCCACGATACACTAGTAGATCTAGTTACATTATCCTCTACATCATTAGCAATTTTTGCATTTTGATAATGTAGTGTTTCAACATAAGTTACCATGTTGCTTATAAGCAGTTCTGGAAACTTACTAGGAATCTTGTATAATAGTTTGTTTGTAAAAGACACTCCCCTTCCTGGGATCGAACCAGGGACTAATTGATTAACAGTCAATCGCTCTACCGCTGAGCTAAAGAGGATTGAGAGGGCGCTCTTTCTACACAGAGTCTTTGGGTACTCCCTCTATTTGTAACGTTCTTCTTTTTTCTTCTTGAAGTACATACTATAGTATGGTTTCTTCATTTTGTCAAGGACCTCCATATCCTCTTTGAATCCCATCCACTTACAAAGTTGATATGCTCCTTCAAGTTCACTTATCAATCTTAAAATATTGGCAGGGTGTTGTTCTAACCCTCCAAAATCGTACTTACTCATTAGGAACTTTGATGTTGAAGTTGCATGCAAATGTTGTTCTAACTGTATCACTTTTATGCTGTGTTACTTGATGCATACATGTTCCTGGAAAGAAAATTATATCTCCAGGTTCATAATCAATGCCCCATACATTATGGTAATCAATTAGTTTCTTTGCTTGAGGTGCTAGAGTTACGTTATATCTATCAATAAAAGTAAAGTCTGAAAAACCTTCACCTTGATTTGCAAAGAATACACATGCTAAGTCTTGTTCAACATGATCATGAACTTCTTGATATGCCCCTCGTTTGTAGTAGTTAATCCATGGATCATACATCCAGAATTGAAATTTTTTGCCGAGTTTTTTTCCTAGGATTTGAAGACTAGGTGTAACGAGTGGCAACCAATCTTCCCATGGCAAGGGAATACGGTCAATGACACATTCTTTTCCCCATGAGAACGGAGAGTTGTCAATGTTTTCTTCTACAGCAGTAGCACTGATTTTGTCAATAAATTCTTGAGCGTTTGGTGCTCTGAATTGCCAATAGAAGGTAGTAGGAAAGAGATAATGTGTCATAGTAGGAGAAGGGGGACTTGAACCCCCACGAGATTAATTCTCAACAGATTTTAAGTCTGGTGCGTCTACCAATTCCGCCACACTCCCATCAGTGTAGAGTACTCCAATTTGTTTACTATTACCAATTTCCCAAGTGGGAGGATGAAAATGACAATATTCGTTAAAAGTAATTTTCATTTCTTTTTCAGTTAGATTGCAATTTTTTGCTGCTTTAGGAAGATTCCACTTTGCAGCAAATAGCATTTCCATTGATTCACGAGTTTCAGGTCTCATTGACACCTACTTTTTCCAAAAACTTTTTACGAAAATCTTCAACCTCATCCTGAAGTTCTTCAGGTACAGGAGCGACTTCATTAACAGGAACCATCAAGACAGACTTACCATCTTCACGAGTAATTTTCCAACAGATACGAGATCTGTCAGTAAGATCAACCAAGAAGTCAAAATGATCCTCTGCTTCTTGCAGAGTAATTCCAATAGGTCCAATCATTTTACAGCAAAGCAATAAGTAATCAAGTCGTTATCAACAATCTCTTGTATTTCAGAGATTGTTTCAGAGAAACCATTGGCACCTGTAGTGTTAAAATTCCATCGAACTTCTTTCTCATATCCTTCATCATCGACAAGAGTCATCTTGCGTTTAGAGAAGTTAATGAAGATGTGTGCGAGGGAATCCATGAATGTCTCTTCTGTACCTATGTAGTATAGCAGACTGCTAGGCACCTGTCAAGTCAATTCAGGAAGATCGATAGTCCAATAACCGTAACGACGCCTGCAGGAGCACTGAGCAGCATTGCTCCACCCGCCGCAAGGGTAGCAGCAGCACTCGCTTGCATATAGATCAAACCAGCAACAACATTGACGTTATATGCACCCGTAGTGACATTGCAGTTGTATCCTGTAGCACCACATGTAAGTGAGTAAGGACCAGCAGGATTAACAATAGTATATCTGGGAATTGTATCTGCACCAATACTAGCAGGTTTCATTACAGTTTCTACTGAACCACCAACAAATCTACGAATACCCGACAAACCAAGTTGAAGTCCTGATGGTGGAAAGTTAATCATCTCAACTAAGTGTGGTGTAACAAGTTCAATTGAGTTGTCACCACTGATGATTGTCTCTCCTCCCGATATGTTAACACTTCCAGAACTTGCTTCAAAAATACTACTAGTAAATTTAGAAGAAACAGATCCAACATTAAACTCAGAACCTTGAATTGCGAGAGCAGCACCAACAGTTGAGATATCAACGTCAGAACCAAATCTGACTGTATGTTTCTGAATTTTAGTATTCTTACTCTCTCCTTTATTATCAACAATTTTAGGGGCACCTTCAGCACCAAAGAAGAATCCTCCACCAACTTCAATGTGACAATCACCAGTAATCTTTAAGAAGTAGTCTCCCTCAATATTAATTGCATTATCACCATCAATGGTTCTACAGTTATCACCATGAGTTTCTTCTGTATAATTACCAGCATATGAAGTATGATCAGCAATTAAGGAACCGTTATCACCTTGACCTTTGCCTCCTGATTTGTTTTGAGATTTAGAATATGATGCAACCTTTTTTTCAATTTCTTCTGGGGTTGCATTAGGATGTTTTTCTGCAATTGTTTTTCTAGCAACATATTCAGCATACTGATTCTGATTGAGATTATATGAATGTCGTGTTGTACCACTAGCAGCTTTTTGCACACTTGCAGTTCTACCAGGTGTTCCAACATACATCTCATATGAACCATCGATGAATGTTTTAGCAGCAGTTAAGTAAGGACTAGTTTCTTTAAAAACACTATCTAAGAGACTACCTGGTCCATCCTCACCACATTCAGATCTACTCTTACCTCTAATTTTATTAATTTCCTCCAATTCTTCTGGAGTACAATGAGTGATACCAAATAAAGGATACCAACCAACTGTATCCACACCACCATCAGGTGTTCGATTACAACCCCCACTAGCAAATTTGATGAACAGTGCAATCAATCCAGTAAGACTGGTAATACCTTTCTTGAAAAGATCAGTTCCCTCTTCAAAAATACCACTAGCAGATTGCCATGCCTCAATGATTTCTTTTGCTTGCTGTACGCTATCAACAATAGTCTTTACAGTATCAACAACTTGTAGAAGTCTATCAAGCATTGCCTGAACTTCACATACAACACCATCAATAGCGCCCTGAACACCTTGAAGAACAAATGCTGCCTTATCAATCAAACCATCAAGAAGACCATCAAGAAGACCTAAAATTGTATTGACAGGTGACTGAACAAATTGCATCAACTTAGAGTCTTCCATGCAAAGTGCCTTAAGAAGTGCTGCTACTGCTGTCTGAATAATACCAAAAACTAACATTGGAACGCCAGTAGCACCACCAAGAATTTCAACTAGGTTCAAAGATTCTGTAAGGGCAGATATTTGCGCCCTAACAGCAGAAACAACCTGAGTAAATACTGCACTTAAAAAGTTTTGAAGTTTTGCAGTCAGTGCTTTAGCAGAGACAAGTTTACCAGTGACAATATCTAAGTAGTCACCATCTTCTGCTTTCATTAATGATCCTGCATGATCAGCAAGATCTTCTAAGAGATATCCTAGTTTATATTCCAATGTTTTCCAAGGACCACCAACACCATTTGCAGCAGGAATTGGGTCCTTTGGTTGTCTAGGTTTTCCAGGATTGCCCGAACTACCAGCTAGTTTAGTTGAGACATTGTTAGGAGATGATTTACCACCAACATCCGATTTGGGATTGTTAGGTAACGCAACAGTATTATCATCTGATGGTCTTCTATACCCTGTTTCCTTTGTAGTTGCCATGGTGGCATTAGGATTCATAGGGTGTGTAGTTGCAGGATTAGGTGCAACACCAGGTTCCATTGCTTCACCAGTAAAAGCAAAAGTCTTCTCATCTCTAGTCTCAGAAGATTTCTTAACACGCAGAACACCAATAACAATTGGCATCTGAGCATTCTCACCATCCATAAAGAATCCCATAACAATTGCACCTGGTTGCAACTGTCCAGAACTTTCACCTTGGTTATCATTACCTGGTTGACATGTGTGTTGTAACACAGTCGCCCAAGGAAGATCATCCGTAGGCAGATTAGAGGTAGTTTCTCCTCTCACATTAGTATAATACCCTAAAACTCGGACTTTAACTCGTCCTAGAGTCATCGGGTCTTTATTACTTTCAACCTCACCAACCCACCAGAAAAATCCATCTTTACCGACGAAATTTACGGTAGGTTCATTAATAATGCCGTCAATGGTGCTCATTTCGTTTTGAGTTTTTCTTTATTTATCGTAGTTTGGGGTATGATCGTATGCTCTCTCAGCAATTCTCTTTACTGCTTCATCTGCTTTATCACCAAACAATTCATCTTTTTTAGCAAATAACAATTGAGTATCAAACATATTGAATGAGATGATAGTTCTGACCTCATCAGATTCATTAGGTCGTGCTTCATGTAGGAATGATGATGGAAAAAATATAATATCACCTTCCTTTACATCAGGTCTATATGACATCAAAGCACCAGTAAAAGGATTTCCATATGGACTATAGAGCACTGTAGATTCATGAACTTCAGGATTAAATTCAACATACATCACTGCAGAAAATCCTGCTCCTCCATGATTATGAACAGGATGACGATGTGATCGTTTAGATCTCTCATACCACATACACATAATAGATAGAGGAAAATCTAGATATGAACTAAAATCTATCAGTTCATTAGAAATATTTTGTCTTACTATACTTTCATATGGTGGTAGTTCATAGTCACCATAATCAGTAAACTTATCATCTAACTGGTCTAGAATTTTAGATTTCTTTTCTTCCCAGTTATCGATACTATAATGCGAATATGGAATTTTAAATATTTCTCTATTTTTTAGCATTGAGGAATCCTGCTTTCCATGCCTTTGCCACGTCTTCACCCATAATATTAAATGACACGATAGTTCTATCAGTATCGCTATTATTAATAGGTGCCTCATGTAAAATATAAGAGGGGAATACTAATAGATCTCCCTCTCTAACAACAGGTTGATACTTCATGTTTTCACCTGTTGCAGCATCTAGAAATGGTGAATGAAACTTAGTTGGTTCATGATCTGCACCATTGTATTGAACATACAGTATAGCAGAGAATCCTGTTGCACCATGATTATGGGGTCCATGGTAATCTCCCTTCTTAGATCTCTCATACCACATAGAAGTGATCATCACACCTGGTGGATATGTGTTTTTGAAATCTGACATTGCCTCATCAATTATACCTCCTACAACATCAATGTAAAAAGGAAGACCGTTCTTTTTATTTTCATAAAAATCGGTGTATGAATTGATTGGTAAAGTCTCTAAGATTTTTTTCTTATTTGCTTCCCAATTAGGCATACTGTATTGCCTAAAAGGAACTTTGAACAGGTAGTCTCTTGCGTTACTCATTATGTTTGAAGTGGGGGAAGTGATGGAGTTGATATACTCAGCGTTGCTCTAGCAGAATGAACTATTGGATCATGATATTCTCCTGCTGGAATGTATAAACTATCACCAGGTTCTACGAGATATGTAGAACCATCATCAAATTTATAAGAGACTTTTCCAATAGCACCAACAATTAAAACATTTACGTTATCGTTATGTCTTCCAAAGGTAAGAGCAGATTTAGCAAACGAGGTATATACATGGCAACTATTTGTTACCCAATCTTTCTCAATTTCTTTTACTGCATCAAATATACTCTTTGGTTGGTTTTCATTATGTAAGATGATTGTTGGTGCGCTTGTAGAGTTAACATAGGATACACAAGTTTCAAGTTCAAACTCATTTTCCATCTTTTTGATGACATCATCCCATGTTATTTGCTTCACCAATTGGTAAGCATTCTTACTGAATAAAACCATTTCTCCTCAACCACTCTCCAGTTTTAGGGGTGGGTTCATAATCACTCCACATGCTACCACGAGCACAGGATTCAAGTGCTGCTTGTGTCATACCATCTGTACGACCTGCCCATTGTGCTTCTGCTTCCCATGGCACAGCAGACTTAGGATAAGTACGTTCTGCTAGGACTCTCCACAGCATAGGAACTTCATCCTCAGGTTTGATAATAGCAATCATACTATTATCAATGGTGCCTGCCATACAATCTTGTGCAGCATGCCAACCTTCGTGACGCATCAACATCATCAATACACCAGGATCACCCATATGATCCCTATTCAAATAGAAGTTATTAGTTACTGTATGATAAACACCACGATGTCCTACAGGGAAATACTTCTCATCAGCAAGGAATACTTTGACACCGATCTGATTCAATGTCACCAACATCGAATTGAATTCAGGACTGTGTTTGGTATATTCTTCGGTATTAGGATACTGTCCAGAGATATCCAATAGAGAAAACACTTCTTCTACATCTTCTTTACATTCACGGAGCAACATACACCCCATAGAATGATTTGTTTTCCAACTCCTAATTTTATTCGATTCCGCATTTACACTCATTCCACACGTCATGCCTAACATAAGACCTGCCGCAATAACATTACGAAGTCGTTTCATAATTCATTCTCATTTAAGTTTGAAGTTGTTAATAACAACTATGGGAAAAGAGGGGATCGAACCCCCGACAAACTCGGTGTAAACGAGCCACTCTACCGCTGAGTTATTCTCCCTGTCGGATGAATTTGTAAAGGCATTCTGAACCCCACATCATTTCACCCTCCGTGTTATATCCTTGATCTTTACTATGTAGTTTGTCTCCATAGAGGTGGATCTCAGATATAACTTTATGCCCTCTAACACCTGTGCATAGATCGCCAATCAATTTTCCATGCCAGATATTATCATCGAACTTAAATATCATATCACAGTTTTCGCATCTTGTCCAGTCTAAGTCATAGTTCTCAAAACGAACTTCTGTGTCTGATACGGTAATAGTTTTATGATACCTTTCTCTATAAGGTTTGTCAGGACCATCAGACCTGAAATAATTTTTTGAATGATATCCTCCATCTACTTTCTCCCATACTATCTCTACTGTAGAAAAATGGTGAGGAGCAGATTGTGCTTGAAATTTATTTGACCAATGTCCTAAAATATAATCATCAATCTTCATATACCAAACACTCTGGTTCTGAAGGATTTTGATCACAAAATAGTTCTATGTAACTAGGATCGTGATGGTCTCCTGCTTCAATCTCTTTTTTATGATGCTCAGCATACTCTTCTAATTCATGAAGTTCGCCCTCAATGTGACGGCGTTGATTAGGAGAAGTCATAGGATTATCCAGAATTTCCCTGTCTTTCTCGATATGCTTTTCAATACTTTCCATATGTAACAATTGTGCTTTGTAGTTTTATTTATGAAAGAGCTCTAAAAGTTGTCTTTGAACCCTTACAGTGTTATTGTACATTGAATTACCCACTCTGTCAAGTGTTAGATAACTGCGTCTCTCAGTAACAAAAGTTCTGTCGATAGTTTTTGATCTACCATATCGTGCTTTACAGAGGCAATTAGGTAGCGTCCACTGTATCTTTTATCTACAGGTGTTTTATCTCCGTCTCTAAAAGTAGCAGGAATTGTAATACTAATTCCAGAACCAGCATATAGATCAAAGTTGCCAGGAATTTTGACGATCAATTTGATATTTTTAAGTGATGCAATACGCATCCATTGATATGACTGAAGTTCTATAAGTTCTGAGTAAGTTGATTGTGGATTATCTTTATTTTCAGCATCAAAATTTTGAGCAGGCAGCATCGTATAACGAACTCTCTTTGGATAATCAATCATTGCCTGAATACCAGTATCCATAGATTTGATAGGATTTTTTGCCTTCTTACCATCTAGGTGTTCCATTTTATTCCAAGAATCCTTAAGACTATATCGAAATGCATCAACATTAAGATCTTTACTACCACCCATGACAGAATTGGAAACTGTTACAGGATCAAATCCAACACTAAAACCAGACCATTCACCATGTCTTAAACCCATTAAAAAGTTTCTTTCATCTGGAAATACTAAACTTTGAATCTTATATGAATCAGAACCACCTTCATCAGTGCTCTTAGGTGAGTAAACATACTTATAAAGTTTAATATCATTTTTAGAGTAGTTTGACTGACCATTGTCCTTCTGTTTATTGACATCCGAAATCATCGTATCAATAGATTTAAAATGAAAACCTAATGCATTTTCCCAGAAACAGAAACCATTTTGTAAGCTGCCACCCTTTCTAGATTTTCTGACTGCTCTCTGTGCTACCCAGTAAATTGCATCATATGGTCTCCAATTTGTAGCAATAAATTGTTGTTTGTTTAAAGTTGTTTCACTAAAGAATTTCTTCTTAGACTTCAAATATCTTTTATCTGTAAGAATTTGTTTAATAATTGCCGATGCCTCACCTTCCCCTGCAAAAATCGTATTACTATTTCCAAATACATTTGTCACTTCATTCTTAATAAACTCATCAGAACATGCTCTGATGACAAACATATCTTGTTGTTGCTTTGATCTGGATCTTGACTCCATTGCATATGCACGGACATAATAAGTTCTATCAATATTCGTGGCAATACATTGAATTTTAAATAATTCAGATCCTGTCATTGCACCTAAGAAACCAGCAGAATCTTGAATAACCATAGTTGCTTCAATCGATGCAGTAGTAATGCTTTCTAATATTTCAATACCTCTGACAAATTCCGCAATATTAGATTGTCCATCATCATTAGTAACTATTTTACCATCTCTAAAGACAAAGACCTTGTAAACAACTTCACCTACTTGTTCTTGTTTTAATGTCATGAGAAAATCCTACCTACTGCGTTAATTGCAGATCCCAGTTTTGCTGCTGTAGATCTACCACTGCCTGCACTGCCTGCACCACCACCAGAACCACCACCACCGCCAAAACTACCACCACCAGTGGTTGAACTAGGAATCATAGTTGTTGCAGGTTGTGAAGATGCCGCTCTTGCTGCTGCCATCATTTGCTGAACAGAACGAGCAGCAGCAGCGATTTTTTCTTGATTACTACCATTTGCTTGTGAAACTGCTTCAATTGCGGTTTGAATCATTGCTTGTGACCTATCATTTATTTCTGTACGAGCAGCATTTCTCTTTTCAGTTTGTTTTAATAAATCTCTTTGTCCTGTACTAGACATAACGCTTGAGTAATTACCATCTTCTGCTTTCATCCCACGACGGGTTCTAACATCCCTTGAGTCGGATGCTGGAGTTCTAAACGCTGAGACGTATGGTCTTGTCTGTTCACCCTCAGCAGCAGAAGCACCAGTTGCAGCATCTGATGTTGTATCTAGTCCAGAAATATCATCTGTTATAGAAGTAGCAGGAGGTGTGCCACTTGTAGTACCTGTCATATCAGGAATACCTGCTGCCGTAGGATTTGTCTTTTTATAAGCTTTAGAACCAGGTCCAACAAACCAACCAAAGAAGTTGTTTGGCATGTTTTCCTTTCTTCTAACATCACCATCCTCAAAGTTTGCTATTTCATTACCACCCATAAAGTCGGTTCTACCACCAACAAATTTAGCAGCATTTTGCTGTAATGTTTTATTTTCTAGTGCTTTGGCAACTTTCTCCATATAAGTGACATTTGTTCCTGATGCCAAAGCTGCAGATGCAGCATCAGTGATGTTATGCCACTCTGGATTTGGTACGCCTTTTCTGCCATACTTGGGGAACTTCCAAGTAGGTTCATATTGATCCTTAGATAATAGAAGTTTTCTAATATCTCTTGAACTGTACTTTCCAGACTTGGATCTGTTATATACAGATTGTGCAACGTCTGCCCATGCTTGAGGATCACCATCTTCTGTTCCAGCGACAGCAGCAAGAGTCCAGAAAGGTGATCCTCGGGTTCCTTTCTTTTCTACTTTAGCTTTCTCTCTTGGTTTCTTAGAAGGATCTGACGTACTAGATGGTGGCTGTGGTGGAGTCTTTTTACCAGCACCATCAAAGTCAAACAGATTTCCTGTTACAGCATCCAATACCCCCAATCCAGGATTCCATGGTGCTGTATTTCTATTATCAGATCCATCTCTAGTCGGATCCTCAGTCTTTGTTGGTTTTGCACCAAAAGATGACATTTGCTGCTTGATCATCTTACGGATCTTTCCAGGACCACTATTCTCGGGATCACCTGCATACAATCTATTCAAATCCCAACGATAATGTGAAGGTTCTGAGCGGAGATACCAATCTGGACGGTCTCTATAGTCTTCGTAGTGAGTTCTTACTCTCTTATCAGTAATATCTGATGGTTTCCATCCCCAGGCAGTAGCAAGTCCTGCTGCCTCTTTTGCCATACCTTTATATTGGTTTGGTGTAATTGCCTGAGCACCCCAACTTGAAGCACTCTCACTACCAAAACCATTCATACCAGAAACGGCAATAGCAGCAGACGTTGCTTGGTTTTGACCATAAGTGTGATAGGGTCTTCCCTTTTGTCCAAACCTTGCTTTACGAACTGGTTGACCAGATGCAGGAATAAAGGTATGGTATCCATTACCATTATGGAACTCAGTATTACTTCTATGACCACCACTCCAATGTAAGAAGATTTGCTTATTTGCATTATCACCCGAAGTACTGTCATTTGCTTTGACTTTATTAAGATAAGCGCCACCTTGAGAGAATTGAGGAAGTTTCCCACCTAAAGATCTACCAACAGGATATTCCTGTCTCATAGCATTAGGAACTTTATATCCCTGACTCTTTGCTTCACCAAGTCTCTTACTAGTTAAGTGGGGTTGTGTTTTTGTTCCAGGAGTATTAAGAGGAACGACGAAAGCTCCCCCATTTGCCTTTCTAGCAACATATTCACGTCCATGTCCGATGAACGAAGTTGATTTTCCTCCATCCAGTGATACTGGGTATCCTGACTGAGGTCCATTAATATATCCTCCTTGTGATCTGCTTGGAAGACTCTGTACTAAACCTCCTTGGGATTTCTTTTCTGCATCATCTTTGGATTTCTTTTCTGGATCATCTTTGGATTTCTTTTCTGGATCATCTTGGGATTTCTTTTCTGGATCATCTTGGGATTTATTTTCTCCCTCACCTGCGCCAACGCGCATTCCTGCACCTGCCACTGCCACGGTGGTTAAAAGGAGAGCTGCCTTTCCAAAACCCTTTGTCTTCGCACGCGCTAGCATTCCTGTCCTAGCTCTGTTTAGATTGAAAGCAAGGAACTTTAGAACGCCACCAAAGTCAGTAACAAGTTTTAGTGGATTAGATAACCAACGAATACCAAGTAATAATGTTCCGAGTCCTGCTGCTGCTTGCAGGAATCCTCCCATCTTATCTAACCAACTAGTCTCATCATCAAATAATTTGTATAAACCTTCGATGGTGTTAACTACACCAAATTTAGCAACATCAAATATAAATTTCGCAACCGTGACTAAAGTATCTACAAGTTTCTTAACTTTCTTTTGATTCTTTGGATCCCCTAACCATTTAAGTGCAGGTACAACAATGAATAACTTAAATAATCCTCCTAAAAGACCTAATAAACTTTCTAAGAAACCAGGAATTTTAGCTGCACGGAAAGATTTTATAAATCCTGAAGATGTGCTTTTACTTGGTGTTGAATATCTAGCGTCAAATTTATTACTATTTTTCTGTGCTAATGTTAATCTAGAAAGTTGAAGTTTCTTAATATCAACAAGAGTTTTACCAATCGAATTTAATGTTTTTCCCAGACGATTAGTTGCTTCTATCTGAGAATTAACAGCAGTTATAGTCTCCTTAGCATCCGAAGACATTTGTTTCTCTGAGCTTGGGCGAGTGATCGCCACAAACTTATAGAAATCAATTTTTGCACCTTTCTTTACTTTTGCCATTTAATTAGAAAGAACCTAAAACAGATTCGGTTGCTTGAACTACTTTCGTCTGTGTTATATTTATGGGAACTGCTTGCAACATAGGAACAACTTTTTCAAGAACTACAGGAATAGGTACAAACTCTAACGCTTGCTGCATAGCATACTTTGCAGATATACCTTTTTCACCTAATGCTTTAGTAGAAACCTTATCGACTGCTCCAAGAATTTTTGGATCTACTCCAAGTTCTGAACCAATCGCTTTAATTGCTGAAGTTGGATCTCCACCTGCCAGACCAGTAACTGCCTGCATAACACCAGATAACCCAAAACTATCTGCCACATTTGAAATTATATTCATTGGTTGGAATCCACCAGATAATATACTGCCTGCCATTTGTCCAAGCATAGGATTGACCATTCCCAATCCAGAAGAAATAGCACCGCCAAAATTACCACCTAATAGTGATTGTCCAATACCAGCTAATGGTCCTCCAAGCATACCCAATGCTGAACTTGCAGCACCCATAAAATTACCCTGAAGTAAACTCGTTCCTGCCTGTCCGAGCGGACTATTAATGATTCCAGCGGCTTTTCCCATAAAATCACCAAAACCACCCATCGCTTGCCCAACTCCAGGAATCATGCTAACGCCTGACATGATCGCTCCTAGGGGGTTCCCACCAGCAGCTAGATTGGCAATACCACTTACTGCTCCTACAATTGGAGCAGCACCAGGAATCAATGATAACCCAGTGGAAACAATAGGATTACTGAGTACATTACTAACAGTTTTACCTACACTACCAATTGCTTTACCAATACCTTTTACAACACCACCTAAGAATAACTCTTGAGGTTCTCTAATAGGACCACCAAGTGCTGATGCTTGAGCGTCAGCATTTATCTCCTCTTCCTTGCCATCGGGTTGAGTTACTAACCATGCCTGTTTTGCTTCCTCAAAATCTTTATCTCCGTCATCACCGTCTTTAAAATCTTCTCTTTTAGGTCCTTCTTTCTCTGCCTCACCAAAGATTTTAGTGAGAGCACTCAATTTAGGTAGTTTTGCCCCAACACTCTTTACAAATGTCTGTGCACTACCTAGACCTAAATTATTAATAAGTTTGTCTTCCTCAGTTCTCGGATCAAAATCTGGGAAGAGAGCACCTGCTAAGTCTCTACCTAGCATTGCAATATCAATGAATGTTGAAATGCCGCTACCAGGAAGAAAAGCAAAACCAACAGGAGGAGGTGCTACAGATAATTCAAAAAGACCTGATACCGTATCCATCAGGGCACCAGTTGGATCCTGGTTTGTTAAACGATCATAACCAGAAATTAAACTGAATACACTACCAATAATTGGCCATATTGTAGGTCCTAGTTCTTTAGCTGCACCTTTAATGTCGGTAAAACCCGAAATGCCTTTTTTCTTTAATGCTTCTAGAATTTTAGGAACAAAACCCAATTTGCCGAATGCACCTGTGATCTTACCACCAACACCCTTAACGGTGTTCATGACAGGTTCTATAGCAGATAATATAGGTTTTAAAATCCTCTCCATTAAAGCATTTCTTGCTTTATCAGGAAGACTGCCTGCCCAATCATTAAATCTACCGTACTGCGCCTTTATAGCATTAGTAAATCTTGTTCCTTGTTCTCCTAGAAATTTACCTGTTGCTGAAGCAGCTTTTCGAGATGTTGAACCCTCTGCAAATGTAAGTTCCTGACCAGCGCGTGCTGCACCTTTCCTAAAGGTAGATCCCTCTTGGAAGGTTAAATTTCTTTGAAGTGTTTGTAAACCGCTAAAGATACCCCCTTGTATTTTGTTCTTCTTTTTAGTTAATTTTTCTAAACTAGTATCCAATGATGATCTGATTGCTTGGCGTCTTTCCTTATCAAGACCCATACCACTGAGAGTTGCCTCAGAAGTTTCTGCAATAACATCAGTTAGAGGTTTCCCTTTAATCTGTACCTTTGTTAATCTTTCTGCTACATCATCACTAATTGCCCGTCCAGTTCTTGAAGCATTATCTCTAAGATTTTGAAGTGCATTTGGTTTGTAACCAGTTGCATCATCATAATATCTGTCTAAACGAGACCTATTATCAGCAAAAGGATTAAACTTCTCTGCTGTTCTCTTAAGTCCGTCTCTTGCATTATCAAACGCACCAAGAATTCCTGTTCTTTTTGGGCGAGGTTTGCCAGTTGCTGGATCTATCTCTCCTGGTTTTACGCGAGGTTTTTTGCCATCAGGGTCAGGTTTGCCATCGATGGGAGGCTTATCAGGTTTGTCCCTATCA